TTGCCACTGCTTTATTCGCAGATGAGCGCACAACTGAACTCTTTGCTCAACTGATTAGTGAGTTTGTAGAGACAAACATTCCTGTGGTTGATGATGAGAACCAGATGGAACTTTCTATGATGCTGTTGGAAACTCTGGACATTGTAGCACGATGACTTACTCTAACCTCTCAAAGATTCGTCCTAAACTTCGTACAACTGGGCGTGTGTCAGGGAATTTCGGAAAATCAAAAGTTGTCGCAGGTTCTTCACTTAATGACATCGGTGGTGATGGTAACATAGGAGCAACACAAGATGAGTATTTGAATCGTCTCTATTATGCTTTTGATAACACTGCCGAATCTGAACTTCGTCGTTTCATTTATCAGGAAATCCGTAAAATCCACATCCAAAGAGGAACTTGGTAAGAGAAATAGCTTTGAATTAAAGTTATGATCGTCCAAAGCGTACCTATAGTATGAGCACTAACATCGTTTCCGAAATCTACTCCTACCACACAAATTGGAAGGAAGGTAAAGTCAATCAAATGTGGATTGAGCAAATCACTGATAAAGAGTGTGACAATCTTTACGTTGCTGTTGCTCACAATCCCCGCAATGGTTCTACGATGGAGATGAGCAATCCCCGCACATCTTATCAGGAAACTCTAAACTGGGTTCGTCATTGGTGTGGCACTTTCTGTATTCTTCCTGCCTGATTGATTATGACACAAACTCAATGGGATGATCTTTACATCAAACTCTACGAAGCGTATGAGTTTGTGTCACTGAAAGATGAGCAAGTTCGCTCTACTCTTGGTGATGCACTTGACCGACTGATTGACATTAACCCTCGCAACAAAAACTGATTATGTTCCGCACACTTTCTGAACTTCGTGACTCTATCAACCAAATGATTGAGAGTCAAGGTGAGAACGCTCCCTGTGCTGCGTTTGTATTCACTCAACATGATGTGTTTGAGTTCAATGAGGAAACCAATCAGGATGATTATTTCTCTACACTTTTCACTCAAGATGTACTCGCTGATGTAGGTGGTTCTTCCTACATTTACGAACAGGTTGGTGAAATGATTGATGACGCAATTCGTCTCCGTAAGAAACTCCCACTCTACGCTAATTGATTATGACTGACGCTGAACTCACTAAACTTTACTACAGAAAGACTCGACTGTTTGATTTCTTGTATGAAACTTGCAAAAAGAATGATGGTGTCTTAGTAGATACTTTGAACAACTACATTTCTTCCTTGGATGAGGTGGAACTGTGCGAACTTGAAGATTTTCTTGTCAACAACTTTGGAGATGATTGATGACTGACGGTTACACTTTCAATCGAGTTGAGTTCACTGCTAATGAGGAAACTTGTATCCTTAAGTTTCTCAATGAAGCACGAGAATGTGGGTATCCCAGTGGTAACGAACCATGGTATCCTGTGATCGATTCTATCTTCCAAAAGTTCTTCAATTCTAACATTAAAGAGGCACAAGACTGGCAGACACTATGAAGTACATCGTTGAGTTATACGTTGGTGGCAAAGTCTTCAAAGAAGAAGTACAAGCAACCAACCCAAAAGATGCCCGTGAGACAGCATTAGCACGAAATCCTCATGCTAGAGTAGTTGGTGTCAACGCAAGTTTCAAGTAATTAAAGTTATGATCGTCTAAAGTGTACCTATAGTATGAGCAACACTTTCACCGTCCGTTTCGTATCTGATGCTCTGGATTCTCCAGAGTATATTGGACCTTTCTACTCTGAAGATGACGCACAAGACTATTGCGATGCTCGCAACGGTTCTTTACAACTAGGTGGGATTCCTTCCTGGGTTGCTTGTTACTCTGTTGTTGACTGATTGATGATTTCCCTTCCTAATCCTACAAACAAAATGACACTTACTCAAGACCAAATCTACAAACTGACTCAACTCTATGCTGCGCGAGTTGTTGATAACATGGACATGCGTGATTTGTGTGTATTTGCCCAAGAGACGATTGTTGATAATATGATTGACTATAATGAGAGTGAATTGATGGAAGAATTGTCGCACTATTATGAGGATGATGAACTCCAAGAATTAGTGGAAAGTGTAACACAAGAGCCCTAATTCGTTTGAATTAAAGTTATGATCGTCTAAAGTGTACCTATAGTATAACCGCACAACCATGATGCAGAAACTCACAACGAATCAGGTTTATGGCAAACTCAAAGTAACTGATTTCAGTGTATTTGAGAAACCTGGAAAGAACAAAGGTGCTCGCGGGCAACTGTTAGAAACTGTGCTCGGAGTTCCTAATAGCTCTGACCTCAAAGATCTGGAGGATGGAGAGATCAAGACTTTCACTGTTGGTGAATCTATTGCTGCCACACAGTTAAAGCATTGTCTATCTGAAATCATCGAAGATTCTGTCTCGTTTGATGATAGCAAGGTTGGACAGAAACTACAACAAACTCTGTATGTTGGTTTCACCCGCTCCAACGATTATGTGGGTTGTGAGATTCTGAATGAGGAAACTCACCCCGAACACTATCAAGAATTGCGTGAGGATTATGACTTCATTTGTGATAGCATCCGCACACTTTTCAATGCTGGCAAACAACTAGGAACCATCACTGGTCCTCACGGATTGCTACAGATTCGCACGAAAGCATCTAAAACCAATGGTGCTTATGTTCCTCTAACTTTCGCAGGTGTGACCCTTAAGGATAAAGGAATGGCATTTTATTTGTGTGGACAATTCGGACGCAATCTGTTCTGAATTAAAGTTATGATCGTCCAAAGTGTACCTATAGTATGACCAACATTCAAATCGACTTCCAAGATACCATTGCTCCCGCACTTCTGGAGTTTATGTGTAACAATCACACAGACCTGAATGATACTGTAGATTGGGTTTGTGATGTATTTGACCTTGATGCAACTGATGAATTGATTGATCAGATTGCTGATGAGTTTGATGCTTTCTTCGGTAACTGATTAACACAAATGACACACTACAATCCTTACGTTGAAAACCTAATTGAGATGGGTTATGATGAGCAAGACTGCCGCAATGTAGCAGCAGTTGGTGAAACAAACGTAACTTATCCGCGTAACATTCACGGTCGCATCTTTGAGACTGAAAATGAATACAAAGAAGCACTTGCTGACTTTATCAACGGACTGTGAATTAAAGTTATGATCGTCCAAAGTGTACCTATAGTATGAGCACAACCAACAACGACAAAATGTTTATTCTCAACGATACCGCAAAGAATGATCCTGCTGTTCAGATTGCAATGGCAAATTATATTGAACAGTTAAAGCGTGAGGAAGCACGTCGGCAGGCAATTCTCTCTGGTGAGTATGTACCTTGTCCTGAAACTTCCTGGAATATCTCTGACCGCGACTGAACTATATCTGAAATCATGAAACTTTTCATCCTCAACAATGTCCTCTCTGATTGGACTTCTGGAATGGCAGTTATCGCTGCTGAAACTAAAGAACAATGCCGCGAGTTGTTTATCAAAGAGTTCAGCGAATATCATGCTCATGAGTTCGACAATCATGCCAAGTTCACTGTTATCGAATCGGTAGGACTTGATGAAGCAGGTGTTATCTCTTATGAGTACGGTGGTGGTTAGTTAGAGTGGCAACCAAAAGACTCACTTTCAAGTCACCTGATAAAGTGAAAACAATTCTCCTCATTTTCGCTGTTGCTTTTATACTCTCCCCAGGAGTTCGCAACACTACCTCATCCACACTTCACACTGTAGCAGACATTATCCAACCTCATGATTGAGACTGATTATTACATCCTGAACCAGGAACAATTCAACCAGTATAACACTGAAGCACAAGAAGTAGGTGTTAGCTTGGATTATTATTTGGATGAGTTTTGTGATGTGATTGGACCGTACATCACAAGTAATTAAAGTTATGATCGTCCAAAGTGTACCTATAGTATAACCATCACACTTCCTACCATGCGAAAGATTGAAAAGCAAATGAACGACGCAATCCTGAATCAAAAGGATTGGAAACAAGATAACACTGAAGTTATCTCTTGTTCCCATGTTTCTGATGTCTACCTTCACAACAATCTGATTGCCAGAATAGGCGAAACCTGGATCGAATTGTTCGATGGTGGTTATCAATCAAAAACCACAAAGAGTCGCCTTAATGCTATTCTCCAAGCACACGGTTGCAAGAATGAGTATGTCTTTCAGAAGAAAGGTCAGTGGTTCATTCAATACAATGGAGCACCAATTCCTTTCTTCTCTGGTATGCGATTGAACTGAATCTTTCACTCTTAAGTAACACTCACTCTTCATTCCTTAAATGTTCACAATCCGCTACTTTACTCCATATCAACAACAGTGGAGAACGCAATCATTCTCTACACTAGAGGAAGCAAATCGTATGGTTGAGTTCTACAAATCATGCGGAAGTCCTGCTGAACTCATTAACAACTAATCCTATCATGTTACTCTCCAAAGCATCATTCACTGACCAACAACTTCCTCCGTTCATTGTAAAGAAAGAGGATGAATATACAGAAGAAGGTAACTACTCTCTTCACCTATTCTCCAGAACTGTTATCACAACTGAAGGTAGAAAGTATAGGTATCTGCCTCTTAAGTTTGAAGGTGAGTTAGCACGATTCAAGAAAAGAAAGGAAGCAGAAGAATACGCAAGGTACAGATTAGCACTTGATTGAATACACATAGAGACCTCATTCGTGGGGTCTTTTTTTATGCCTATTTGTATGATTTGTGGTAAAAAATGTATTAAAAACGATTAAAAATGTATTAAAAAATATATTTTACCTTTCTTTATCGTGTGATAATTATTGTTATTAAGAGGTGATAATGATATGAATTCGTATCAAATAGAGAGTGATTTATGTGTCTTTAAATGTGTCTGGGTCTGACACTTATAGTCAATTAAATGTGTCTGGTGCTTGTGATCTAAGCCCGCATTCTATCACCTCTCCGCACAAATGTCAAGACCCGCCGCCATCAGAAATCCCACACATACCCTCACAAAAACATAAGCATCCCGAATAAATACCCCCAGACTCATTGACATTTTTCCAGCAGCATCTTACAATACTCTCATACACATTCGGAGCGTACTTATGTCAGTTGCTTATTCCCAGGCACAGAAGCAGCGTTATCGTATCACTCTGGATCTATCAGTGTTCGGTGACTTCGACCCACACCAGATTGATTGGGAGAAGTTATTCAAGTTGGAACCTGCAGAGAAGTGTGATGCTTACGTTGAGGACCTAAGTACACCTGACAACTGGTAATCTTCAAGGTATTAAAGTTGTGATCGTCGAAAGCGTACCTATAGTGTAGGGGGCACACAAACGACCCCCACACTAACACTCAAGACGTACCAATGACTGTCACTTACCAGCACAATGTTCTCGACACCAGCTATAACGGTTGGGAGAATTATGAGACCTGGAATGTTGCTCTGTGGATTAACAATGATGAGGGTTTGTATCACCTCGCAATGGAAGTTGGCAACTACGTTGACTTCATCGACCTGCTAAATGACCAGGGTATTGTGAGCACTCCTGACGGGGTTAAGTATAACGACCCTGCTGTAAATGTCATCCAATTGAATAGCGATGTGTTCGACCTCTAAGTAACACATACTCCTGTCGCAAGAGTATAAACTAGGCACCACACAGTTCACAACACTTTTCTTCTTTATTATGTCCAAGTCCGTGATGCTTTCTCTGCTTGCTCAAGGTAACACTGGCAGCGAAATCCTGTCCATCCTTGATACTCTCACTGAGGACAATCAGCAGGCAGTTGCTTATGCTGAACCAACCGCAGATAGCATCGAGTTCTGATACTAACTGTGTGCCCCTTGGTTGACACTGAGGGGCACTTATGTTATGATGTCTCAGTGACACTTATCGGCAGTGTTTTGCCGCCGATTGTTTATAGCGTCGCGGCGGCGTGATGGGGGCGGGCGGTTTTAAAATCGCTAACTACCCTAACCTACAGAGGTGACAAAACGCGAACGATATATCAATCTTATAAAATTTTTCCGGAAGTATGATCAGTCTCAAAACCCCCCGCAGAGGACCTTATTGGAATTTTTGGAGAGTGGTACTCGCAGGTTGGATAATCAGATATCCAAAGACAATGGGTAGAATGGTATTAGTCCCCCTAGGGTTTTTGATAGTACTGATATATAATGCGGTAGTAAATTAAGTTTTATTATAAAAAATTCCGAAAATATTTTTCATATGGAAAAGGTTTACCACATATATGCAAAGGATAGATGTTTATATCATTCTCTCAAGGAAGAAGAGTTTGAGAGAACTTGGAACACCTTGAAGAATATGGTTGGTCTTATGAAGACTGATTATGAGATGGATGATTTAAATTTCACAGAAATTACTGTAGGTATTGGTGGACACAAAGGGGACAAATCAGCAGAACCACCTGGATCTCCGTCATATTGACAAGGCATATATAGACTGTTAAAATTGAGTTTGAAGGTTACTAAACTTTATGGCAAAAGGATTTACTGTAAAAGCAGCAGCACCAACACCCAAAGAAGATTGGGATATTGATGCGATTAAAGAAAGGATGCGAGGGAAGAGTATTGTATTCTGTCTACCTGGACGTGGATGCTCTTTTATTTTTCTGAAGAACTTTGTACAACTGTGCTTTGATATGGTACAGAATCAGATGAGTATTCAGATTTCACAAGATTATTCATCAATGGTAAACTTTGCACGTTGTAAGTGTCTTGGTGCCAATGTTCTTCGTGGTCCGAAACAAATTCCTTGGGATGGTAAACTACAATATGATTATCAACTTTGGATTGACTCGGATATTGTCTTTGACACTAACAAGTTCTGGCAACTCTGTGATCTTGCTCTGAATGAAGAAGGAGAAGAGAAAGAAGTTGTTGCTGGTTGGTATGCCACAGAAGATGGACACACAACCTCTGTCGCACACTGGTTGGAAGAAGATGATTTCCGCAAGAATGGTGGAGTTATGAATCACGAAACTGTGGAATCAATCAGCAAGCGTCGTAAGCCATTCACTGTAGACTACACAGGTTTTGGTTGGGTTCTCATTAAGAAAGGTGTTTTTGAGAATCTTGAGTATCCTTGGTTTGCTCCAAAGATGCAAGTCTTTGAATCAGGTAATGTTCAGGACATGTGTGGAGAAGATGTTTCATTCTGTCTTGATGCTAAGGAAGCTGGATTTGATATCTGGTGTGATCCTCGTATTCGTGTTGGACATGAAAAAACTCGCATTATCTGATGAACTATAACGTACTTTATAAAGGACGTAAGATTTATATGGACCTCACTCCTGAAGAGTGTAGTGAGGTTCTACAAGATCTCTCAGAAAAGTTTTTCTCGGGAGATGATATTGACCCTAACTTTATTGAACTGGAGGAAATTGTAAATGGCTAAAGGCGGCGGATCGAATAAGACTATTTTTGAACCTGGAGCACCGAAGAAGACTCGTCAAGGACGTTCTCCTCGTACACTACTCAGTGCGACCTCTCGTAATGGTCGTAAGAAAAAATATCGCGGACAAGGTAAATAGTATTAACTAACATATGAATATATGTACCACTTAGAAGTATCTGATGAATGGAATGCAATTCATCCAGAAGATATGTGGGTATATAATAAACTATTCTTAAATCATCGTCTAGGGCATCTCTGCGGACCAGCAGGGTGCCCTGTTCCATTTTTAGGGGATTATATCGTTCGACCAAGTATTAATTTACTTGGAATGGGACGATTTTCTCGTATAGAAAGAATACAATATAGTACAGATCACTTTCATCCATCTGAATTTTGGTGTGAACTATTTACAGGAATTCACTATAGTGTTGATTTTCAGTATCAAAAATCAGAATTGGTTGTTTTGGGTGAAAGAGATGATGATGAACCTCTTTACAAGTGGAAAAAGTGGACTAAAATTAACCATGAAGTAAAATTTCCTAACATTCTAAAGGATTTAAAGGGCAATTATGAGTGGATAAATTGTGAATTTATAGGGAATAAACTCATAGAGGTACATTTTAGAAGAAATCCCGACTTCAGATATGGAAATAATATCGCAATTCCTGTATGGAAAGGTGACAGACCTCAAAAAATTGAAAATTTTACTTTCGTAGAAGACAAAGACTACTTGAGAAAAGGATTTTTCATTGATTCACGGGATAGTAACCCCGTAAAAAGTTCTGATTTAACCAATCAGGAGCAAAAAAATGGAAGAAAAGATGTTAAGGGAGATCGCTAATGACGATTTAACCCCCAAAAAACACGATTTCAAGGTTCAAAACGAAATTCATGAATTAATTCGTAATGATGATGACTATGATGACTGGGAATATGGTACAGAACCACTTTATGAATCAAAAAATCACGAATAAATAAGATAGAATTATAATATTCAATGCCTCTAGAAAGGGTAAGTCAAGGTTTTAAGGATATTAGTATGACTTTTCAGAGCAATCCTCTGAACAGTGACTTGATAGCACTCAAAAATGAGAGTGCTATTTCTCGTTCTATCCGAAATATTGTATTTACCCTTCCTGGTGAAAAGTTTTTTAATCCAAACTTTGGTTCCAGAGTCTCAAAAATACTTTTTGAGAACATTGATGAGATTGCAGCATCCAATATTAGAGATGAAATAGCGTCTTCTATTGTAAATTATGAACCAAGAGTTGAATTGATTGATGTTATTGTAAATCCAGACTATGACAACAACTCCTTTGATGCAATAATTCAGTATAGAATAGTAGGAATAGACGTTCCAACACAACAATTACAATTCGTTTTGCAACCAACTAGGTAAAATGCCACTAGTAAACTTTTCTAATCTGGACTTTGACCAGGTTAAAACAACACTTAAGGATTATTTAAAAGCTAATCCTAACTTTACTGATTATGATTTTGAAGGATCTAATCTTTCAACAATACTTGATGTTTTGGCATACAACACCTATATTACTTCATATAATGCCAACATGGTTGCAAATGAAGTTTTTATTGATAGTGCCACAATTAGAGAAAATGTAGTTTCTCTGGCAAGAAATATTGGATATGTGCCACGTTCAAGAAAAGCAGCATCTGCTACAGTATCTTTCTTTGTAGATGTTTCAAATGTAACTCCAGCACCTGCTTCCCTGACTTTAAAAAAAGGAATTGTTGCTACTTCCTCTGGAAATTTTGGAAATCAGTCTTTTATATTTTCTATCCTTGATGATGTAACGGTTCCAGTTTTTAATCAAGTAGCGACTTTTACAGATTTAGAAATACATGAAGGAGTTTTATTAACCAATAACTTTACATATTCGTCTAGAAATCCAAATCAAAAATATATTTTACCAAACTCCGGTATTGATACAGAACTTATATCGGTAACGGTAAAATCTAACGAAAACGCAACAACTTCTGTGAAGTATGCGTATCAAGATAGTTTGTTTGATATTGATTCAACATCAAATGTATATTTTCTTCAAGAAATTGAAGATGAAAGATATGAATTGATTTTTGGTGATGGAATTTTTGGAAAACAGTTGGAAGAGGGTAATTTTATTACTGTAGATTATATTACTTCCAATGGAGACAGTGCCAATGGAGTTGGTAGTTTCAATTTTTCTGGAAGACTGACATATACAAGAAACTCTATCGAATATACGGTAACATCTGGCATTTCACTTCTAACTACTGGCGTTTCTTCTAGAGGTGGGGAAAATATTGAATCTGTAGAGTCGATTAAAAAATATGCTCCAAGAATTTACGCTTCACAAAATAGAGCATTAACTTCAAATGACTTTGAAACTTTGATTCCCTCAAAAATTTATCCAGAAACTGAAGCAATTTCTGTATTTGGTGGAGAAGAGTTGATTCCTCCTCAGTATGGAAAAGTATTCATAAGCATCAAACCTAGATTTGGAGACTTTCTTCCAAATTTAGAAAAAGAAAGTATTAAACTAAAACTAAAAAAATATGCTGTAGCAGGAATAGTTCCAGAAATATTAGACCTAAAATATTTGTATGTTGAAGTTAACTCTAAGGTTTACTACAATACCAATCTGGCACCATCATCAGCATTTGTATCAAGTATAGTACAGTCTAATGCTACCAAGTATTCAGAATCTACTGAGTTGAATAGATATGGAGCTAGATTTAAGTATAGTAAGTTTTTGTCAATGATTGATAATAGTCACGAATCTATTACTTCAAACATTACTACCATTCAAATGAGAAGAGATTTGAGAGTGCTTTTGAACACATTTGCTGAATATCAAATTGGATTTGGAAATGAATTCCATATTTCTAGTATGGATGGATATAATATTAAGTCTAGCGGATTTCAAGTAGCAGGTATTTCTCAAACGGTTTATTTGGGAGATATTCCAAATACAAATAGAGAAACTGGATCTATATTCTTGTTTAATGTTGGGTCAGCAAATTCAAGAACTTCAACTATTTTAAGAAGAAATGCTGGAACAATAGATTATAAAAATGGAGTAATAACTTTAAATCCAATAAACATTCAATCTGGAAAAATCAAAGATGGCCAACCAACTATTGAAATTTCTGTTGTACCTAGATCAAATGATGTTATTGGAAAACAGGATCTTTATTTACAACTAGATATTAATAGCAGTAATTTTGAAATGGTTGTTGATGAAATTGCTTCTGGATTAGATCCAGCAGCATCCAAATACATTGTCTCTTCAAGCTACAGTAACGGGAACCTAGTAAGATTGTAATAACATGTCAGAAAAAAGAATTCAAATTAAAGACGTTGTAAAGAATCAAATTCCCCAATACATCAAAGAGGATTTTCCTCTTGTTGGAGAATTTTTATCTCAATATTATCTTGCTCAGGAATTTCAAGGAGCACCTATTGATTTACTTCAAAATATTGACAAGTATGTAAAAGTTGATTCTATAACTGAGTTAAAAAATTCAACAGTTCTTGGATCTGATATAAGTGAATTTGACGAAAATATAACTATTAGTCTTTTGGATTCTGAAACTGGAACTAAAGGATTTCCTGAAAAGTATGGTTTGATTTCCATTGACAATGAACTTATTGTATATGAAAGCAAAACTGACAGTGCATTTATTAATTGCTACAGAGGATTTAGTGGAATTGTAGCCTATAAAAATACCAATGTAGGAATAGCGGCTACTTATAAATTAAAATCGAGTGATGAACTTATTTTTAAGGAGTCCAATGCAGCATCCCACAAAGAAGGGACAGAAATCTTTAATCTCAGTAGCCTTTTCCTACAAGAATTTTTAATTAAAACTAAGTATCAAATCGCACCTGGGTTTGAAAATAGAAGTTTTGTTGATAAAGTCAATGAATCTCTATTACTAAAACAGATAAAAGATTTTTATAGAAGTAAAGGAACTGATAGATCTTTTGAAATTTTATTCAAGGCTTTATATGGAGAAGATGTAAAGATTATAAGACCAAAAGATTTACTCTTTAGACCATCGGATGCTCAATACAAAGTAACTAATGATCTAGTTGTCGAATTAATTTCTGGTCCAATTGAAGAGATATCAAATCTTACTTTGTTCCAGAACGAATATCTAGATTTAACAAAATCTTATGGAACTGTATCTGAAATAGAGACAATAACTTCCGATGATAATAGAGTATTTTATAAATTAAAAATTGATGGTGGATACAATAGGGACCCAGCTTTTGATGGGGCAATTTACGGAAAGTTTTCTGTTCACTCAAAAACACGTTCGATTGGAAAAACTTTAGCAGGTTCCACATCAATAGATGTAGATTCTACTGTAGGATTTTCAACTCAAGGAGAGGTTTATGTTCAATTCTTTGATGGAACTACCGGAGTTGTATCTTACGATTCTAAGACAATAAATCAGTTTCTTGGATGCTCTAATATAACATCTGATATTTTAGATAATTCTATTGTCGGTATCAACACATATGCTGTAGCCACAACTGCCTCCGGAGAAGAAATTAGAGTTCGCATAAATTCCATTCTTAATAGTGTAAACATAGATTCTCCAAACTATTTTTACGCTAAGGGAGACACCGCAACTATTCCTACATTTGGATTCCAAGGTAATACTCCTTTAGATAATGATTGGGTTTTTAACACAGCAGCAACTTATAACATCTTATCTTATGAAGTGGTTGACTCTTCAGATAAGACTTATAGTGTAACATTTAACAATAGGCACTCTTTCCAAATAGGAGATTTGTTAGAAATAATTGAGAATGAAGTTGCTACAAGACAAGCAAATGTAATTGATATTTTGTCAGAGAAGACAATAGTAATAAATGGTCAGGGCGATCTAAATGGGGATGCTCTTAAAGTTAGGAGAAAAGTTCTAAAAGTAGATTCTTATAATTATACCAATATAAATCTACTATCAGCAAACATTCAAAATGTTTATAGAGACGGAGAAAAACTACTAGTAGCATCTCCATCCATACCAAGTTATGTTAATCAACAACTTAAAGTTACAAATCGTTCTGTAACTTTCTCGGGAACCTATCAAGGAGAAACCATACAATTAACTTCTTTAGAAGATCACGGGTTTTACACTGGAGACTCTGTTTACTATACACCAGAAGAATCTACGGTAACTTCTGTAGATGCTGATGGAAACTCCTCAACCTCAACTGTAGTGGCGAGTTCTCTATTTGATGAAGGGGAAGGGATATATTTTATTAAAAGAATTGATGCTAATAATGTAAAATTTGCTAAGAGTAAATCTGATATTTTAAACGAAAAATTTGTAAGCGTAGTAAATCAAACTACTGTAACAAATAATAGAATAGAACCATATGAATTTTATAATAAATCTTTAAATTCACAAAAACTTTTAAGAGAAGTTTCTGCCTCATTACCAACAAAGACTGCTGTAAAAACACTACCTGGATTCACCGGTATATTGGTAAATGGAGTAGAAATATTAAATTATAAGAGTAAGGATAAAATTTTCTATGGTCCTATTGAAGGTATTGAAGTACTGTCGGGTGGAAATAATTATGATATCATCAATCCCCCACAAATAGTAATATCCGATTCCATTGGAAGTGGGGCAACCGGAAACTGTTCTGTTTCAGGATCTCTTGTTGAAGTAAGAATTATTGATCCAGGATTTGATTACTTAGATACTCCTGTTGTAAAAATAACAGGAGGGAATGGTACTGGGGCAAAAGCAAGAGCTAATATGAAATTAGTCTCTCATGAAGTTTTATTTAATACTGAAGAGAAGTCTGCCCAAGTTTCTGTTGGGGCAACATTATCTGTTATTGGATTTAGTACTTCTCATAAATTTAGAAATGCTGAATCTGTAGTTTATAAAACTTTCGGACAGAAATCTGTAAGTGGATTAACAACAAATTCAACTTACTATGTTTCAGTAGCATCTTCAACATCCGTAAAGTTACATAAAACTTTTGGAGATGCTGTTTCTGGAATAAACACAATAACTCTAAGTGATTATGGAGTAGGAAATCATTCACTAGAGTCTGTAAATAAGAAGTCTATTTTAGCTTCTATATCAGTTGAAAGTTCGGGAATTGGATATCAGAATAAAAAACGTCAAGTTTCTTTAATAGGAATCAACACATCAACTGATTCAATTCATATTGCAAATCATGATTTTTCATCAGGAGAAGTTGTAAAGTATTCTACTGAAGGAACTGTAATAGGTGGTCTAACAAATAACACAAACTATTATATTACAAAAATAGACGATGATAGTTTCAGACTTTCTGAGGTTGGAAGCGGTGAATATAGTGAGGACTTCTATTATAGAACGAATCAATACATTAATATCACATCAAGTAATTCTGATCAACATACATTTAACTATCCAGATATAAGCGTTTCTCTCATTGGAAATGTAGGGATTTCTTCAGAATATAAGGCACAAATACAACCAATTTTCCGAGGTTCTATACAATCTGTACATGTGGTATCTGGTGGTTCATCTTATGGAATTGAAGATATATTTGGTATTGAAAGAGAACCAAATATATCTATTGTAAGTGGAGTTAACGCAGAGTTTCAACCAATAATTTCTAATGGGAAAATAGTACAAGTTCTCGTTAATAACGTTGGTAGAAATTATACATCTTCCCCAGATTTAGTAATTTCTGGTTCCGGAACTGGTGCCGTATTAACTCCTATTGTAGTTAACAATCAAATAGTTGAAGTTAGAGTAATTGATGGTGGTGGTGGTTATGCTCAAGATTCTACTTTAATATCATCTATTCATCCAGGAACTGGAGCAGAATTTAAAGCAAAAATAAAATCTTGGACTGTTAATCTTTTCCAGAAGTATATAAACAAAGTCACTGATGATGACGGATTTTTATCATTAGGAACTAATCCGGATTATGGATTACAATATAGCCATCTTTATGCCCCAAGAAAGCTAAGAGAAATATTATTCTCTAGAGAACAAGGAGGTGGAATTTTATATTCAAATCCAGATTTAAGAATTTCAAATTCTGTTGAGATAGCATCTACCGATCACTCACCAATTATTGGTTGGGCTTATGATGGAAATCCAATTTATGGTCCATATGGATATTCATCAAAGTCGGGTGGAGTAGTATCCCAAATGAAGAGTGGATACAGACTAGAACTTAATCCAAATAGACCATCAGTAAACCAATTCCCAGAAGGATTTTTTGTTGAAGATTATGTTCACTACGCATCGGAAGATGAAACTATCTTAGATGAGAATAATGGAAGATTTTGTATTACTCCAGAATATCCAAACGGAACTTACGCATATTTTACTACTATCAATAGCTTTAGTGTAGAATCTTCTGGTCCTTTTACAAAGTATAAGAAACCAGTTTTCCCATACTTAATAGGAAACGCATTTAAATCAAAACCAAATGAATTTAATTTTGATAGATTTTCTAATCAGGATATTATAGATTTTAATGACACAAATTGGATTAGAAATACATATCCATACAACATAACAGAAGATGAGTCAACTTACGAATACATTACAATACCAAATAATTTAAATCAAACAATAGATGTTGTTGGAGTTTCTCCCGGTTCTGTTGATAGTGTTGGCATATTAACAGGAGGAAATAACTATAGAGTAAATGATTCTATTGATTTCAACAATTTGGATATTAATGGCAATATCAGAGGATATTCTGCGTCAGCTATTGTATCTAAAGTTAGTGGAAAACAAGTCTCCAGTGTTAGTGTAGCAAGTAGTACTTTATCTAATGTAGAAATTTATCCAATAGGAAACAGAGGAGAATATGTATTCTATTCCGATGTTCCACACAATTTTACAAACTTCGATCTAGTTTCTATTTCTGGATTATCTACAACCTCTTCTTTAATAGAGGGTAATTATATTGCCGGAATAGAAACGAGTAAGTTTGCTTTAGTTGGACTTGGTACAACATCTATTGGAATCTCTACTGTTGGAATAACCGGTATAGTAACTTATATTTCTGTTTCTGGAAGTCTTGGATTCTTGAATATAAGAGAAAATGATATTCTATTACTAAATGATGAAAAAGTAAAAGTTTTAAACATTGATAGTATTTCTTCTAGGTTAAGAATTTTAAGACAGATTGATGGAACTGTTGGAGTTTCTCATACTGTTACGACTGTCTTATACGAAAAGTCAAGAAAATTAAGAATTAACTCTGGATTTAAAACTGATTATACTTATTCTGTTAACAAACAAATTTATTTCTCTCCAGGAGAATCAGTTTCAATAGGTACAGACTCGTCTTTAGGAGCAGGGTCTACTGTTATTTTCTCAAATCCTGGAGCAGGATTGACACAAGTATTCATTGGAAATGGATTAATTTATCTACCAAATCACGATCTCAATACTGGAGATTTGCTGACATACAATACAAACGATGGAAGTCCAATAACAGTTTACTCTACAGGTATTGGTGCAACAACCTTATTTGATGATTCTGATGTATATGTCGCAAAATATGACGACAACTTCATAGGAATCTCAACAGTAAAAGTTGGACTAGGATCTACAGGATTTTTCTCTGGCATTTCTTCAGAGACTAGTTCTATAACTCCACTCTTCTTCACTGGAATTGGTACAGGTGTTTATCATAGTTTTAAAACTAATTATTCTGTCATAACAGGAACAGTATCTAGAAATATAGTCACAGTTTCTACTGCCCAAACTCATGGACTTATTAGTGGAAATTTTGTTGATGTGGATGTAAATCCATCAATAACAACATCAGTGACTGTTAAGTATGATGATTATAATAGAAAAGTTTTAATCAATCCAAAATCATTTGCTGCTTTAGATGTAGACACTACAAACAATACAATAACATTATCAAATCACAATTTTAAAACTGGGGATAAAGTTATTCATACCTCACAATCTCCTTCTGCAGGATTAACAAATGAGGGTATCTATTATATTATATTTGTAGATAAAAATAATATTAAACTTTCTAATACTTACTATAATTCTAAAAAACTAATACCAGATGTTATCAGTATCACCAGTGCTTCTACGGGAACATTATCTTTAGTAAATCCACCAATCAAAGTTTATAGAGATTCTGTTGTTGAATTTGATTTATCAGATTCTTCGCTATCTTACGAATATCAATCAATAAGATATTCTGCTTTTAGATTTGAAGTTTATCTTGATAGAGAATTTAGAGAAATATTTGATACATCCAAAACAACCAGAACATTTAATGTTCAACGACTTGGCGTTGTTGGTATTTCTAGTGATGCAAAAGCAAGATTGATTGTTAACAATACTCTCCCACAAACATTATACTACAATTTAGTTCCGGTTTATGATAACATTTTACCTCTAGAAAAAGGAGAGGTATCTTCCGATAACTCTATTATTTCATATAATGAAATTCAAATTGAAGATAGTGGTTATAATGGATTAAAGCAAATATCTGTTCCATCAAGCACATCGTTTACTTATTTTCTAGCAGAAGAACCAGAATCTATTTCATATTCCCCAAATACGTCTATCTTAAATTATTATACTGATGCGACTAATGCTTATGGTCCAATCAAAGATGTGAAAATACTCAATAAAGGTCTTAACTATTACTCTCTCCCAGGTATTACTAGCGTAAGATCAAATAGTGGAAGTGGAGCAGTTCTTGAAGCTTACAGTAAGACTATAGGTAGAGTAAGAAAGACAAAAATATTGGATGTTGGTTTTGATTATCCTTCAGATTATACACTAAGACCAAAGGTTTCTCTACCAAAAGTAGTAAAAATTGATAGTTTAACATCTTTTGAATCAATAGGCGTTTCTTCCGTTGGTCGAGGATATGTAAATCCACCAAAATTAATAGTTTTTGACGGTAAAACCGGAAATCGTATTCCTGAAGTTGATTTAATGTATGAATTTGGGAGAAATGATGTAATTATTAGAAATAATACTTTTGGTATGTACAATACCACCCCAGTTATACTCCCAACAGATAATTCAAATGGGGTTGGAATTAGAACAATATCGTATAACAATTCAACTAAAAAGGTAACAGTTGGTTTATCAACTGGATTCAGCACATCAGAATCTTTCCCATTCCAAGTGAATGATAAGGTTCTGATTGAAAATATCAGTGTCGGAGTAGGTTCAACTGGCAAAGGATTTAACTCTGAAAAGTATAATTATCAACTCTTTACACTCACTGATGTTGACCCAAATATTGGAGGTATCGGATCTGTTTCATACAGTCTTGATGGATATTTGAATGGTTCAGAATTCCCAGGAACTTTTGACTCCAGAAATTCTGTTGGTAGAATAATTCCGGAGAAATTTTTCCCACAGTTTATATCAACTCTAACAAAAAATGATTATAGAGTTGGTGAGGTTGTAAAATCTGGAAACTCGACTGGCGTTGTTGAAGACTGGGATCCAATAACAAATTATCTTAAGATAGTAACTAAAGATAATTTTCAGATTGGGGATAAGATTGAAGGACTTTCTTCAAAAACTCAAGGATTTGCTTCTTCAGTAACTGAATTTGATTATTATGCCGTTCTTGACTCAACTTCAAAGTTTGAAAATGGTTGGGAGACGAGTGCTGGATTCTTAAATAATGAAGAGCAGAGAATACAAGATAACTTCTACTATCAAAACTTCTCATATTCTATAAAATCAAAGATACCTTTTGATACTTGGAATGATGTAGTCAGTACGTTGAACCATACTGTAGGATTTAAAAAATTCTCAGATTTACAATTAGAATCAAAAGTATCCCCAGAAAATAATACTTCTCTAACTGTTGGAGTTTCTACTCAAACAACTGGTGTTGATGTTATTGTTGATATGATTGGATATGCTGATTTGAATTGTTTCTATGATTTTGATTTAGCAAAAGAAAATTCTTTAACAATAGAATCAAGAGTTGTTTCCAACCAAATATCGTTTGATAATAGAATTCTAACTGATTACTTTGAATCTTTTGGAAATAGAGTTCTGTCCATTGATGACATTAGTTCAGAATTCAATAGCAATCCAAGACCAACAAATTATAGTGAAGTAAATAGATTTGATTTGAGAGAAGTACAAGCTCAAAAATATATAACTTACATTAGAGATAAGAGATATACTGGACAAAGACAAATATTATTAGTTTCACTGATACATGATGGACTAAACGGTTATCTAAATCAATATGGAAGAGTAGAAACTTCTTATGATTTGGGTTCTTTTGACTTTGCTATTAGTGGTTCTGATGGAATTTTAAACTATTACCCAACAAAATTCACAATTAATGATTATGATGTAGTAACTCTTTCATATAATCTCAAAGATGATTTGTCTGGTATTGGATCTACAAGTATTGGTTCAATAGTTGAAATAAACACTTCAAACTCTAATGTATCAGCAGCTTCTACAGTTAACATAGTTAGCTTTGGTACAACTTATACATCAGCAAAGATTCTTGTAGAAATCACGGGTGGAGATGGAGAATATGAATTTGATGAATTAAACTTAGTTCATGATGGAACAAATGTTGAGTTTCTTGAGTATGGTCAACTTACAACCGGTAATTTATTATCTCCACTATCTTCCAGTGGATATGGAACATATCATCCATATATTTCAGGTTCTCAGGTAAAAGTTGACTTTATATCAAATGCTGGTATAGGAACAACGACTTATATTAACACAATAAGCGTTGGTATTGCTGATACATCAAGTGTTGGCATTGGTACACTTGAAATGAAGCACGCTCTACTGAAAGCCACTACAACTTCTATAGCTTCTTCAACTTCACCAAGTTCTTCCGTAATTTTAGATTACTCCGGAGAATATAGTGCTGCTTATTGTGTTGTTCAAGTAACTGATATTACGAATAATAGATATCAAATGTCTGAAATCGTAATGATTGATGATGATGTTTATGCTGACCCATACATTACCGAGTTCGCAAACCTGGAAACCTATGCTTCACTAGGAACCATAGGTGGATCGGTAACTGGAATTGGTGAAACAACTCAATTAACCTTTACTCCACTTCCAAATATAGAAACTCAAGTAAAAGTTTATGCTAATATTCTCAGAATACAAGATGATTCTAGAGATGTTGTTGACTTCAATAATGGAACAATTGAAACAGTTTATGGAAATTATACGGGAACAGAAAGTGACTTGAAGAGAGCATTTAATTTAACCCATAAAGGTGCTCAGATTTTTGAAAGATATTTTGATGCTTCAAGTTCTTCTGTTATTAATGTTTCTGATGACACTATTGAAATGCCAGGACATTTCTATGTAACAGGAGAAAAAGTATCTTATACAAATGCTGGAGCAGGAACGACAACATCTGTAGGAATTGCTACCACTACTATCAGTGGATTAGGTTCTACAGATAAATTACCATCTACACTTTACATTGTAAAAGTAAATGATAATAAGGTAAAGGTATCTGCTTCTGCTACAGACGCCCTATTGTCGATTCCAAATACTTTAGATTTAACATCGGTCGGAATAGGTTCTACACATAAATTTACTGCCCATAATCAAAATGCCAAGGTTCTTATTTCTTTAGACAATATTATACAATCACCTGTTGTTGCCACTTCAGTTGTGTCATCTCTCTCAACTAACACATATACAACAGACGATATTCTGTACTTCACCGGAATTACTTCATTCTTTGGTGGAGATTTGATAAGAATTGAAGATGAAATTATGAAGATTGAAGCAGTTGGAGTAGGACTTACAAATGCTGTAAGAGTAAGAAGACCTTGGTTGGGAACTGTTACTGCGGGATATTCAACTGGGACAACAATTACAAAAGTGAACGGAACTTATAATATTGTAGATAATACTCTTAACTTTGTTGAAGCTCCTTACGGTAATGTTCCAATTGGAAGCATAACAAATCCACCAGATGAAAGAGATTGGGAGGGAATTTCTACAAGTTCATATTTCCACGGAAGATCTTTCATGAGATCTGGAATTGTAAATACTGGAAATGAGTCTTACTATAAGAACTATGTATTTGATGATATATCATCAAACTTCAATGGTGTAGATAGAACATTTACTCTTCAATCTTCGGGAGCAAATGTTACAGGAATTTCAAATGAAAACGCTATAGTTCTTATTAATGATGTCTTCCAAGGTCCCGGAACAGATGAAAATTATACATTATCAGAATCAACTGGGATCACTTCAATAACATTTACAGGAACAGCAACTTCAGTATCTTATGATATAAACTCCTCAAACTTACCAATCGGTGGAATAATAATTTCAGTTGGTTCAACTGAAGGATTTGGTTATCAGCCACTTGTTGCTGCTGGAGGAACTGCAACTGTCTCTGTTGGTGGAACTATTTCGGCAATCAGTATTGGAAATAGTGGTTCTGGGTATAGATCTGGCATCCAGACAGTTAGAGTTGGTGTTCAAACTTCAGATTCTAATGGATTCTATATTGAATTTATTGGAACTGCTGCTGTAAGTGGTGGAAGTGTTGTTAGTATCGCTATTACCAATCCTGGAGTTGGATATACATCAACAAATCCACCAGAAGTAATTATTGATTCTCCACTATCATATTCTGATATTCCTCTAATTTACAGCTCCACAACAACCGCAGGTTTAGGTACAGCAGCAACGATTGACATCGTTGTTGGTCAAGGATCTAGTGTTATTGATTTTGAAATTAAAAATACTGGATATGGATATAGAGAAAATGAAATACTGACGGTTCCTGTTGGTGGACTAACTGGTATTCCAACCACATCATCTTTCAACGAATTCCAGATTACAATTCAAAATATATTCTCGGATAAATTTACAGGATGGTCTCTGGGAGAGCTCCAAGCACTTGATAATATTTCCAATCTTTTTGATGGAGAAACTACAACCTTCCCACTTACGGTAAATGGCGACTTAATCTCAATTAAGGCTGCTAAAGGTTCTAATATTAATGTTCAAGACCTTCTGCTCGTATTTGTCAATGACATCTTACAAGTTCCTGGTCAAGGGTATGTATTTAATGGCGGAAGCGTCATAACATTTACCGAAGCTCCAAAAGGAATAAGTTTAGGAATTCCCGGAACAAATGATACTTGTAAGATTCTCTTCTATAGAGGTAGTGGTTCTGTTGATGTTATTGAAAGAAACATCCTTGAAACAGTTAAGATTGGAGATCAATTAGTTTTTGGATATGATTCTTCAATTGGACAATCACCAACCCTCCAAGAGGAAGACAGAACTGTAACTCTTATTCGTGGTACTGATTTAGTTAATACCAATCCATACTTTGGACCAGGAAACACTAGTGACGAATCACTATCAAGAACAATTACTTGGTGTCGCCAAACTGAGGATAAGATTATTGATGAGCAAGAAATTGCTAAAGACAGAATGTTATACGAACCAATCATTACACCATCTGCTTACATAATCAAATCTGTTGGAATTGGTTCAACCGTAATTTATGTTGATAATCTGAGACCATTCTTCAATGCTCAAAATGAGAGTGCGACAAGTCTAACATTCCAAAATAAGATAACACTTATTTCCCAAGATGAAAAAGTTGCCGCAGCTGCCACAGCAATAGTTTCTACTGCTGGCACTATAACGTCTATCAGTATTTCTGATGGAGGAAGTGGTTACTTGTCTGCTCCAACAGTTACAATTGGAAGTACAGCACAATCTAATGGGATCGGGACACCAGCAACTGCTACCGCTTCAATAACATCGGGAATTGTCACTACAATTTCTCTAACAAATGCTGGAACTGGTTATACAGTATCAAATCCACCAGTTGTTCTGATTTCTCCACCAACATCAATTGTAGAAACAAATAATGTTTCATCCTACTCTGGAGATTCTGGAATAATTGTTGGTTTTGGAACTACCACATCTGGTTCAGATTATCAAATGATTTTTGATTTACATGTTCCTCAAAATTCTTTCTTGAGGGACACTGGTATTATGGGAGTTGGAGCTGCTGTTACTATAAGTGAAATTTCTACAGGAGACTACTTTGTAGTCTATGATTCCAATGTTGGAACATCATCAACTTCAATTTTATCAAAGGACATTGGCGGATCCACAATAGCGATTGGAACTAGTTTTATTGATAATGTTTATCAAGTGGCATCAGTTTCTAATGTTACATCTAATATAACCGGAATTGGAACAACTATTGTTTCTCGCGTTAATGTAACTGTAACTGGTATGGGAATAACTAATTCTGGAATCATTACAACATCAAATTATTTTGGAAATTATAGTTGGGGAAAAATACTTCTAACTTCCAGATCAGAGAGTAATGAATTTAATTTCTACGGAAATAACGGTGTTAGTGGAATTACTACTTCGGCAATAATCAATAGAAACCAATCATTGAAGTATAAAAATTATCTATAAATAGATAAAAAACGCCATCAAATGTCCGCAATTATAACTGATCAGATTAGAATATTAAATGCGAAGAATTTTGTTGCTGGCGTCACTGCAGCATCAAATTCTTATTACTCATTTATAGGATTACCAAATCCAACAGATTATCAAACTGATTGGGATCAAAGTCCTCCTGCTCCAAAAGACAATTTTGACCAGGAGAATGATTATTGGGATACTATGATTGCTTTGAAGAAAATTAATTCTTCAGATATTCGTCAAGTTGTTCCAAAAAGAGTTTGGACTTCTGGTGTTACTTATGACATGTACCGCCACGACTATAGCAGATCAAATGTAGCTAAGGTTTCTGGTGCCACTAACTTATACTCTGCTTTTTACTTTGTAATGAATAGTGAGTATAGAGTATATGTTTGTTTACAAAATGGAATTACTCCAGAAACGCCAAATGGAAAACCTTCATTAGATGAACCAACTTTTACTGATTTAGAGCCTAGAGCAGCGGGATCTAGTGGTGATGGATATGTTTGGAAATATTTGTATACGATTAGGCCATCTGATGTAATAAAATTTGAATCTTCAGATTTTATTCCGGTTCCACAAGACTGGGGAACATCAACAGAAAATGCTTCAGTAAGAGATAATGCGATTGATGGGTCTATAAAAATAGTTACTATAACAAACAGAGGAGTTGGTATAGGGACAGCAAATACAACATACACAAGAGTTCCAATCAGAGGTGATGGAACTGGTGCGGAATGTACTATTGTTGTAAATAATGATCAACAGGTTCAATCAGTAACCGTTTCAAATCAAGGTTCTGGATATACTTATGGAAATGTTGATTTAGTGGCAGGTAATGTTCCAACAGGAACAACAAGACCAACATTCAATGTAATAACTTCACCAAAAGGTGGACATGGATATGATATTTACAGAGAACTTGGTGCATATAACGTTTTAATGTATTCAAGAATTGAGAATAATAACGAAAATCCAGATTTTATAACGGGAAATCAAATTGCTAGAGTTGGTGTTGTAGAAAACCCAGAGGTTACCACAGGCACAATATTAACCTCAGATAGAGCAAGTGCTACAAGTGCTCTACGTTTAACTGGAGCTGGATATAGTTCAGTTACTTTTACCGCCGATTCTTTTATTACACAAACAGTTTCCACAGGAACAACTGCTATTGGTAGAGTAATTAGTTACAATCAAACAACGGGAGTTCTTAAGTATTGGCAAGATAGAACACTCGCTGGATTTAATACAGTTGGTACAGCACAAACAAATCCATCATATGGATTTGACCTGACAGAGTTTACATCTTCCCCAGGAACTGGGGGTAGTTTATCTATCGTAGGAGGATCGCTAACTCTTTCCATTGACAACACTTATTCCGGCATATCTACCGTAATAAATAATAGGACCTACTACCTTGGGCAGACTTTTACTAATGGAGTCTCAGATCCAGAAGTAAAAAGACATTCAGGAAACATTATTTACGTTGACAACAGACCAGCAATTACTAGGTCATCAAATCAAAAAGAAGATATTAAAGTCATTTTGCAGTTCTAAAGAATTATGTCTCAACAAACAAACCTCAATGTAGCACCGTATTTTGATGACTTTAATCCAAATAATGACTATCATCGTGTACTCTTTAAACCAGGATATCCTGTTCAGGCAAGAGAATTAACAACTTTACAGTCTATTCTCCAAAATCAAATTGAAAGATTTGGTCAGCATTTTTTCAAAGAGGGTGCTAAAGTAATACCAGGAAATACTGGATATAATGCGTTATATTATGCTATTCAACTTCAAAATAATTATCTTGGAGTTCCAGTAGAAGCATATATTGAACAATTAGTTGGGGCAAAAATAACAGGTCAAACATCTGGCGTAACTGCTGTTGTAGACAAAGTTTTATTTTCACAAGATTCTGAAAGAGGTAATTTAACACTATACATAAACTACTTGAGTTCAAATACCCAAAATAATTCAACTCAACAGTTTTCTGATGGTGAACTATTAACATCAAATATAACTATTACTTCAGGATTACTTGGAAATACCACAATTGAATCTGGATCTCCATTTGCGGTTACTTTAGCAAATAATGCAGCTGCTGTGGGTTCTTCATTTAATATTTCTGAGGGGGTTTACTTTATTAGAGGTAATTTTGTAAATGTAAATACAGAAACCTTAATTCTCGATCAATATTCAAACACTCCAAATTATAGAATCGGTCTGTATATCAATGAAGAGATAATTACATCAGATATTGACGAAACGCTTACAGATAATTCTCAGGGAGAAAATAATTATGCAGCACCTGGCGCAGATAGATTAAAGATATCCACATTTCTATTTAAAAAAAGTTTAACCGACTTTGATGACAATAACTTTATTGAGTTAGCAACAATTTCTGATGGGAGTATTCGCACAAAAACTATCCCAAGTAATTATAATCTAATTACAGACGAACTGGCAAGAAGAACATATGCCGAATCTGGAGATTATGTTGTATCTTCATTTGATATTTCGGTAAAAGATTCTTTAAACAATAATAAGGGAAATAGAGGAATATTTAATAGAGGGCAATTTACATATGGTGGTTCTACTCCAACGGATAATTTAGCATTATATCAAGTTTCTCCAGGAAAAGCTTTTGTTAGAGGATATGAAGTAGATTTAATTTCTACGACATTTTTAGATGTCCCAAAGCCAAGAACAGTAAAAACTTTAACCAATCAATCCGTAGTTTATAATACTGGACCAACTCTAAAACTCAATAGAGTCTTAGGTGCTCCTCAAATTGGACTAGGAAATACTTATGTTGTCAGTTTGAGAAATCAAAGAGTTGGTTCTTCAGGAACAACCGCTTCCGGAACGGAAATTGGTGTTGCTAGAGCTTATGATTTTAAACTAGAATCTGGTTCATATGAAGTAACAAATAAAAATTTAAATGAATGGCATGTATCTTTATTTGATATTCAAACATTTACAAATATCCATTTAAATAATCCAGTAACTTTATCGGTTCCAACTTATATTAAAGGAAATAATAGTGGAGCCAGTGGATTCCTAAGAAATAGTATAACCGATTCAAGGTCTTTAACAATTTATGATGTAAAGGGGACTTTTATTCCAAATGAATCACTGTCTTTTGATGGCATAGAATCGGGAGTAATTGGTGTAGCAGTAACTGCACATGGAATTTCTGATGTAAAATCTGTTTATGGAAAAGTTGGAAGTGCTTCCACCTTTAATGCTGATGTTATTCAATCTACAAGTTTCAATGTTGGAATTGCTACAGTTGGAGTTGAAAAATATTTCATTAATGAAGAATTATTCAGAACAACACTATCATCCACTGTTGGTGTAGGATCTACTGTAATTTATCTGGATACAAATCAATTCAGTCTCAATGGAATTGACAATATTTCAATTTCAATAGGAAATTCAATTACAGCAGGAACAGGAACTGTAACAAACGCTCCTATAGTTTCTGTCGGCAATACTTTTATCAGAATTTCTCAATCACAAGCTGATGGTGTAGGAACTTCTCTTGAAACCGAATTAACAACAACTGTTGGATTTGGTTCTGACATTATTTTTATTGATGCTTCCACAGAGGCAATTACCATAGGAAGTAGTATTACAGTTGGAACAGCTTTAACTAATGCACCAATTGTTGCTGTTGGTGATACATTTGTCCGAATAAGTGCTGGAAGTACTTCAAGTCAGCCATTAGTAACATCTATATCTTCTAATGTTGGTGTTGGTTCAACTTCAATTTTTGTCGGAATTGTAACTGGAGTTGTTGCTGGAGTAAGTTCTGTTTCTGTAGGCACTGCTCTCACAAATGTTCGTATTGTTTCAATAGGAGACACTTTTGTAAATATAGGGACGGGAAATACTGCAGGAGTTTTAATATCAACTGGAACAGCGGTTACATTTACCAATGTTTCGTCCATGATAACTGGAACTGCGGTAACATTTACCAGAGTTTCACGATTGGTGATTGGTGATGAAGTAATTATCTCAAATCCAATATTTACTAGCACCGTAAAATCTCCAAATCCATCATTCCCAGGTTCCAATAGAATATTTAAGAATAATCTGATAACATACACAGATACGACTCTACCAGATCCAGTTGTGGCAAGAGTTGTTAGTGTAGGAACAACTTCTATTGAGATTCAAGAGGTTCAGACAATAAGTGGAATTACTTCTTCACTTTTACCATCTTCTTCTATTTTAGATGTTACAGATTTTAAGGTTATTAGTACTGCTTTAGAATCTTCAGATGATAATACTTTATACACAAAACTTCCAAAAAATAACATTTCCTCTGTAGATCTTTCAGCAGGATCTTTAACCATAAGGAAATCTTTTACTGTCAATATTTCTGGTAATCAGTTATCGGCAAATGTAGTTGCTGGTGATAATGAAACTTTTGCTGCTTTTGATGTTGAAAGATATTCATTGATTAGGTCTGATGGAGAAGCAGAAGTTCTAACCGCAGATAGATTTGCCTTCATTGCTGGAGGAACTCAACTACAAATCTACAATTTAGGTGGAAATGATACTGGAGCAACTTTAACCGCAACTCTGCAAAAGATTAATCCAAAATCAAAAGTAAAGAGAAAAAATAGAGTAAATTCTGTTCTAATCAGCAATTCAAAATATGAGGGTTCTGGAATAGGAGCAACCACTCTTAACGATGGATTAACTTTTGGCAACTATCCATATAGCACCAGAGTTCAGGACGAAAATATTTCATTAAATACTGCCGATATTATTGAAATTCATGGAATTTATGAATCGGCAGATACATCAAATCCATCTCCACCAAAAGCGGTTCTTGCTTCTCTCACAACTTCTTCATCAACTACTCAAGAACTTATTATTGGAGAAGAACTTGTTGGACAAACAAGTGGAGCAATAGCGATAGTTGCCGAAAAATTAACCTCATCCCAAATTTCATTTATTTACAAAAATCAGAATACTTTTAATGAGGGAGAAACTATTGTTTTTGGGGAAAGTGCTGTCCAAGGTCAAATTATAACATTAGATTCACCTAGTTTTGATGTTTCCTTTAATTATACTTACAATAATGGACAGTCTAGTACTCAATATGGTTATGGATATCTTACCAGAAAATCAGACTCGTCAGAGCCAACTAAAAAATTAAAAATTTACTTCAGCAATGGTTACTATGATTCCACCGACGATGGAGACATTACAACTGCTAGTTCATATGATACTTTTGACTACTCTTTAGAAGTCCCAGTAATTGATAACAATAGAGTATCAGATATCATTGACATTAGACCAAGAGTTTCTAATTATACAGTTTCTGAGGGAAGTCGTTCTCCTCTAGAATTTTATGGAAGAACTTTTGACTCAACTGGAAATTCTTCTACAAGTGTATTAGCATCTGATGAAACACTTCTTGCGACTTTTTCATTCTATCTCGGACGAATTGATAGAATATACCTAGGTAAAGATGGAAAACTTCAAGTAAAATATGGAGAACCTTCAGAAAAACCAGAAAAACCAGTTTCTGTAGATGATTCTTTAGAGATTGCTACGATTAACCTTCCACCATACTTATATTCTACTTCTGATGCTTCTATTGAATTTCTTGAGCATAAAAGATATAGAATGGTTGATATTAAACAACTTGAAAATAGAATTAAAAATCTTGAATATTATACGACTTTATCTTTACTAGAATCAAACACTGCCAACTTGTTTGTTCCAGATGCTGATGGATTAAATAGATTTAAATCTGGCTTCTTTGTTGACAATTTCTCATCTTTCTTAGCGCAAGAAGATCGTGTATTAATTAAAAATAGTGTTGATACAAAAAATAAGGAACTAAGACCAGGACATTATACAACTTCAATTGATTTAATAGAGGGCCCTGTCGTTGGTGTTGACCCAACAACAGATCTTGCTTTTGAACCAATTGAAGGAATTAATGTAAGAAAAACTGGGGATATTTTAACCTTAGATTATGCGGAAGTTGAATGGTTAAAACAAACTTTTGCTACTAGATCTGAAAGTGTCACTCCTTTCTTAATTAGTTTCTGGCAAGGAACCGTAGAATTAATTCCAGCAACAGACACTTGGATTGATACTACAAGACTTGAAGCAAAAATCATCAATGCTGAAGGAAATTATGCTGAAACATTAGCAAATTCTGCTAGAACACTAAATGTTGACCCTCAAACTGGATTTGCTCCAACCATTTGGAACGCATGGGTAACTAACTGGACTGGTCAAGATGTTATTCAAACAACAAGAACAAGAACTCAGTTTGGTCAAGCTTGGGGTGGTGGAGCTAGAGCTATTTGGGGAACACTAACAGATACGACATTTGAGGACACATTTAGAGAAGTTCGTGACACTGGTGTAATGTCAAGAACTGGTGTTCAGACGATAGTTACTGAGCAATTTGATCAAACATCAGTCGGAGATAGAGTTGTTCGCAGAGACCTCGTTCCATACATGAGGTCTAGAAATGTCCAGTTTATCTCCAAAAAAGTTAAACCACTAACTAGACTTTATGCTTTCTTTGATGGTGTAGATGTAACTCGTTATTGTGTACCAAAACTACTTGAAATTACAATGTTATCTGGAGTGTTTGAGGTTGGCGAAACTGTTACCGGATATGTTCAACAAACAGGTCTTGGGCAGGGAACTGAAAATACTTCAGCAAAGATAACATTTAGAGTATCTCAGTCAAATCATAAGGAAGGTCCATATAATGTACCAACAACAACCTTCCCACAAAATCCATATACTTCTCAAGTATTACAAGAATCTTACTCATCAACATCTACAATATTGAATATTGACACATTCTCACTATCAAATGCTTCACAAGGAGAATTTAGTGGATGGGTAGAATCTGGAATGATTCTTGTTGGCCAATCAAGTCAGGCACAAGCAACAATTAACAATGTACGACTAATTTCCGATCTATCAGCAACATTAATTGGAAGTTTTTATATTCCAAATCCAAATCTCAATGTTCACCCAAGATTTGAAGCTGGAACAAAAACATTTACTTTAGTAAATGATGATACAAATGATCAAAATGTTGCTACAACAATTGCTGAAGAAGCATTTACCTCAAGCGGAACTTTAGAAACTGTACAAGAAAACATTATTTCGGTCAGAAATGCTAGAATTGAAAATAAACAAGTATTTGAAGAACAGTCTGTTGCTAGAACAACTGGAAGTCAACTTGTAAATAGTAGAGTTATTGCTCAAACTCAGAGGCAGGGAATTATTGGATGGTATGATCCTCTTGCTCAGTCATTCTTAGTTGACAATGAATTTGGTGTATTTTTGACAAGTTGTGATGTATTCTTTAGATCAAAGGATGATACAGACATCCCAGTAACTTTCCAGTTGAGAACAATGCAGGGTGGATTCCCAACTCAAAATGTAATTCCTTTCTCAGAAATTGTTTTAGAACCAGGAGAAATCACAACATCTGGTGATGGAAGCATTGCTACAAATATTCAATTTAAGGCACCAATTTATCTGGAAGGAGGAAAAGAATATTGTATTTGTCTAGCATCCAATTCCACAAAGTATAGTGTTTATATTTCCAGAATTGGAGAAAATGATTTAATTACTCAAACATTTATTTCCAACCAACCATATCTTGGTTCATTGTTCAAGTCGCAAAATGCCTCTACTTGGGAAGCAAGTCAGTGGGAAGATCTGAAGTTTACTCTGTATAGAGCAGACTTTATTGAAAATGGTACTGCTGAATTCTATAGCCCTCAACTTTCTGAAGGTAATAATCAAATTGCCAAATTACTACCAAATTCACTAAACTTCAATTCCCAAAGAGTAAGAGTAAGTCTATCTTCAACTATTAATGATACAGACTTAACACTTGGAAATACCATAGTTCAAGTTGGAACTGGAGCTAGTGGAAATTATGTTGGAAATGCTGGAATTGCTACAGGAACTTTATCAATCACAAATGCTGGAATAGGATATACTCCATCATCAGGTTCTGCCACATATAATAATGTGGTTCTTTCCAGATTAACTGGAAATGGTTCTGGGGCAACAGCAAATGTAACCATTAATAATGGAGTTGCTATAGCAGCAACAATTGTTAGCAGTGGAAATGGTTATAGAGTTGGCGATACTGTAGAAATCACAACTTTAGGTTCAGTATCAGTAGGCAGAGATGCTAAATTTACTATAGTTTCTATTGCCAATACAAATCAACTGATAATTGATAATGTCCAAGGAAACTTTGAAGTTGGATCAGCAAATACAATTACTTACATCAACAACTCCGGAATAACAACTGACTTGAATGCTTCTCTTGGTGGTGGAATATATGCTAGTGAAATTACAACTGTTACAGATGGTTTACACATCAAAGTAAATCATAAAAATCATGGAATGTATGCTGAAGGAAATTTAGTAGCAATATCTGGCGTTGAATCTGATGTAAAACCAACAAAACTAACCGTTGCTTATGCTTCAGATTCTACCGGAACAATAAGTGTAGATAATGCTTCCAATTTTGGTATTTTTGAAGGTGTTGGTGTAGGAACAACAAATCCAGGATACTTGAAGATTGGTAATGAAATTATTGAATATACCTCAGTGACTGGAAATGTTATTGGTGGAACTATTGTAAGAGGAACAAATCCTCTTACATATCCGATAGGTTCTCAAGTTTATAAGTATGAAAGTAATGGAGTTTCTCTAAGGAGAATCAATAAGACTCACGATCTTGATAACGCAACTGTTTCCAATCCAGTTGACTTTGATTACTACAATATTAAACTTGACATGTCATCTGATGGAACTGATAGATCTTCTGGAACTGGATTTAGAAAATTATATCAAAATGAAACCAAATCTGGCGGTGGATATGAAATAAGAGCAACTCAAAATATTGCTTATGAAATTATTACCCCAATCGTCCAAAATCTAACAGTTCAAGGAACATCTTTAAGTGCGGAAGCTAGAACAGTAACAGGAACAAGTATTAGTGGTAATGAAATTGCGTTTGTTGATGCTGGATTTGAACAAATTTCGGTTAATCAAGCAAATTATCTTTCTTCACCAAGAATGATATGCTCAAAAATAAATGAAGATTCTAACCTAGGATCTTTACCTGGAAACAAATCTCTAAATATGAGATTGAGACTTGATACAACTAATACTTATCTATCTCCAGTTGTTGATACTCAAAGAGTAAGTACAATTCTTACTTCAAACAGAGTAAATAGCGTAATAACAAATTATGCTACAGATAATAGAACTGGATCTATTTTTGAAGACCCAACTGCCTTCCAATATATTTCTAAAGAAATAACCTTAGAAACACCAGCAACTTCTATAAAGACTATTCTTAATGCTTATATTAATTCATATTGTGACATAAGAGCTTTCTATTCTATAGGAGAAAATCCTGGATTTGAACCAATATTCACGCCTTTCCCTGGATACGATAATCTTGATTTTAGATCTCAAATAATTTCTCCAGAAAATAATAGTGGAAGACCTGATTCTTATGTTACACCATCCACCTCGCTTGAATTTAATTCTGAACTTCTAGATTTTAAGGAGTATAATTTCACCGCAGATAATCTTCCCCCATTTAGAAGTTATAGAATTAAATTGGTTGCTACCTCAACTAATCAGGTTTATGTTCCTAGAATAAAGGATCTAAGAGTTATTGCTCTGGCATGATATGAACTATATTAAAGTAGAGGGTCACGATGGTCTTATTCGTGACCCAAAAACAAATTCAATCATAAACACAAAAATGACAGAGTATCAAGAGTATGTTTCTAGAAAAAAAGTAAAAGAGGAGGAGCAACAAAAACTACAAAATCTAGAAAATGATTTTGCTAATATGAAAGATGATTTGAATGAAATTAAAACTTTACTTAGGAGTTTGGTAAATGGATCCTGATAAAATAACTTTAGAAAACTTATCTAAAAATTTTGAATATGCTAAAGCATGTATAGAGATTGATTCTATAACTGATATTGAAAATTTAAGAAATATTGGAAAGGCTTACATGAAACTATACATGAAGCAACAAGAAGTTCTTTCTAGTATGTTAAGCAAACCATAAATATTTTGAGAGGAATTAAAAAATGGCGCAACCAACTTCCAGGCAAGAATTAATAGATTATTGTAAGAGGAAACTTGGTGCCCCTGTACTAGAAATTAACGTAGCAGACGAACAAATAGATGATTTGGTAGACGATGCTATACAATTTTTCCAAGAAAGACATTTTGATGGCGTAGGTCAAGTATTTCTAAAGTATCAATTAACTCAAGATGATATTAATAGAGGTAGAGCACCTAATGGAGAATCTCCAACAGCAGGTATTGTAACTACTTCAGCAACAACTTCTATAGTTGGAACCACAACTACTTTTAACTATAAAGAAAATAGTAACTTTTTACAAATTCCACCTTCAGTTATTGGAATTACAAAAATATATCACTTTGATGGTAGTAATACAACTACTAATAATATGTTTAGTGTAAAATATCAATTATTTTTAAATGATATTTACTATTGGGGATCTACTGAAATATTGACTTATGCCATGACAAAAACATATCTTGAAGATATTGACTTTTTACTTACCACCCAAAAACAGATAAGATTTAATCAAAGACAAGATAGACTTTACTTGGACATAGATTGGGGTAGTGTAAGAGCTGGAGACTATGTTATTATTGATTGCTATCGAGCCTTAGATCCATCAGACTATACTAGAGTTTGGAACGATTCATTCCTAAAAATGTATCTAACTTCATTGATAAAGAAACAATGGGGACAAAATTTGATTAAATTCCAGGGAGTAAAGTTACCCGGAGGAGTTGAATTAAATGGAAGACAAATATATGATGATGCTCAAAGAGAACTTGATGTCATTATGGAAAAAATGTCAAATACTTATGAACTTCCACCATTAGACATGATTGGTTAATTCACATGTTAAATCCTTTCTTTCAACAGGGAACAAGACAAGAGCAGAGTCTAATACAAGATTTAATCAACGAACAGTTGAGAATATATGGCGTTGAAATATATTACTTACCTAGAAAATATGTAACTGAAAAAACAATAATTAAAGAAGTAATTGAATCAAAGTTTGATAATGCTTATCCGATTGAAGCATATGTAGAAAACTTTGATGGATATGGAGATAATACTACAATTCTATCAAAATTTGGAATACAGGCATTAAATGAAATAACTTTAATAATTTCAAAGGAAAGATTTGAAGAGTATATTTCTCCACTCACAAAAGATAAGGCAAATATAAAACTTTCATCAAGACCAAAAGAAGGAGATTTGGTTTATTTTCCATTGGGGGATAGATTATTTGAAATTAAATTTGTAGAGCATGAGAAACCATTCTATCAATTACAAAAAAATTATGTTTATGAATTAAGATGCGAACTGTTCAGATATGAAGATGAAATTATTGATACTGGCGTTGATGATATTGATGATACTCTAGAAGGAACCACTGGCGCTGATGGAGAGGAGACTTTTGTAGGAAGAACTCAAACTTTAACTCTAATTGGTTCAGGTACTACTGCAACAGCAACGGCAACTATTGTAAATGGTGGAATTAGATTAATTACAATTACAAATAGAGGTGGAGGTTATACCAGTATTCCAACAGTTGGGATTTCTTCTGCTCCCTCTGGAGGTGTCTCTGGAATAGCATCTGCTGTAATGATTGGAGGTGTTGTTGCCTGTAACGATAATGTAAATCCAGCGGCAAGATCTGTTCAAGCAGTAGATATCATTAATGCTGGTTCTGGTTATACTGTATCTCCTGGAATTAGGTTTATTGGTGGCGGCGGAGCTGGTGCTGCTGCTACAGCAACTATTGGCAGTGGAATTGTCGGTATTGTAAGTATAACATCTAGTGGATCCGGATATTCTACATCTCCCACAATACAGTTTACAAACCAAATATTCCTTAGTGGTGTAGCAACTGTTTCTGCTGCAGCAACAGCAGTCGTTAGTGCTGCAGGAACGATTACATCAATTAGAATCACAAATGCTGGTTTAGGATATAGTGTAGCACCAACTATTGTAATTTCTTCTCCATATAGTTCAGGAATAGGAACCTTCCAATTCAATGAAATTGTAACAGGACAAACTAGTGGAACAACTGCAAGAGTTAGAAAGTGGAGTGCTGTTACAAATGAACTTGAAGTTTCAAATATTAGTGGTTCTTTTGTTAATGCTGAAACTGTTGTTGGTTCAGCATCTAGTGCTTCATATCAAATAAGAAATGTAGATACAAATATAAACAAAGATGGATATTCGGATAATGATGAAATTGAAATTGAAGCGGATCAAATTATAGACTTTAATGAATTTAACCCTTTTGGAATTCCATAAATAAAAGTTATAAGACTTCCAAAGTTATATAATAGGTAAAAAAATGTTTGAATACTTTTACAACGAAATTTTAAGAAGAACTGTTATTGCGTTCGGAACTTTATTTAACAATATTGAGATAAGACATACAAATAGTTCTGATCAAGTTGTAAGTATTTTGAAGGTTCCTTTAGCATATGGACCAACACAAAAATTTCTTGCTAGGCTTGAACAATCGCCAGATTTAAATAAACCAACAGCAATAACTTTGCCTAGAATGTCATTTGAATTTACTGGATTGACTTATGATCCAGCAAGAAAAGTGACAACAACACAAACTTTTACTGCTAAAGATTCTACTACAGGAACAGAAACAAAAAAGGCATATATGCCAGTTCCATATAATATGCAGTTTGAACTCAGCATTATGTCAAAGTTGAACGATGATGCTCTTCAGATAATAGAACAAATACTCCCATATTTTCAACCATCTTATAATTTAACTGTAGAGCTGGTTGAATCTATTAATGAAAAAAGAGACATACCAATAGTTCTAGAAAATATTACAATGCAGGATGATTATGAGGGTAACTTTACAACAAGAAGAGTTTTACTTTATACTTTAAGATTTACAGCAAAAACATACCTATTTGGTCCAATGTCTTCGGCAACCAAAGATATTGTCAAGCAAGTTTCTATCAGCTATCTTACTGGAGATAGTAGAGACAATACCACTCGTGAAGTTGTTTACTCATCTCAACCAAGAGCTATTAAAAATTATACTGGCATTGTTTTGACTAATCTTTCAAAAGATATAACAACAACTGATTCTTTAGTTACTGTTAACGATGCTTCTTCAATATCAATCAATACATATCTTGATATTGAAGGCGAAGAAGTATATGTAAAATCAAAATCTGGAAATGTTTTAACAGTAGATCGTGGTAGAGATGATACCACAATAACATCTCACCTATCTGGAGCTGAAATTAAATCAATAACATCTACTGATAATACCCTAATAGAAGAAGGTGATGATTTTGGATTTAGTGGAAGTATTTCATGAAAATGACAAAGAAATTTGATAAGCTAGATGACGCTTTTAATGTAGAAAGCGAGATTGTCGAATCCAATCAAGTAGATTCGACGGAAAAAATTGAAAAGTTATCATCTGCGATTGATGATGTAAAAAAAGACTATGAATACACTAGAGGAAATTTATATTCTTTGATTGAAAAAGGTCAAGAAGCTATAAATGGAATTTTGGAATTAGCCCAAGAAAGTGAAATGCCTAGAGCCTATGAGGTAGCTGGACAATTAATTAAAAATGTTGCCGATGCTACAGATAAATTAATGGATCTCCAGAAAAAACTAAAAGAAGTAGAAGAAGAAAAACAAACAAGAGGTCCAACAAATGTAACAAATGCTTTATTTGTTGGTTCAACTGCGGAATTGGCAAAACTACTAAAAAAACCTACCGATGAAAACGTTTAAACAGTTTCAAGAGGAGTGGACTAATAAATATAAAAAGAGTATTGACTGCTCAAATCCGAAAGGATTTTCTCAACGCGCTCATTGTGCAGCGAGAAGAAAAAGAGCAAAAGGTGAAGAGACCAAATCAAAACCAGTTGAATGAAATACCCCAAATTCTCACACAAAACACCACATCTAAAAGGAAAACAACATCAGTTGGATCCTAATTTAGATTTGAAACAATTAGTACATCACGCAACAGTTCAATATGTTGACCGTGATGCTGATGGGGATGTTGACATTTATGATAAACCAAGTAAAAAAACTCCAGATGAAAATGTAACGAGTGCTCCAGTGGGAGCAGAAGTTGCTTCAAGAAAACTTATTGCTAAACAAAAAGGGGAGCTTAAGCACACAAAAAGGGGTTTGGCATATGAGGAAACAAAATCTGGAGATGAAGGTCTTAGAGATTGGTTTGGGAAGTCAAAATCTTCTGATGGAAAATCTGGTTGGGTTCAACTTGGCGGCAAATGGGCTGGTAAACCATGCGCTCGCCAACCTGGACAAACTTCTACACCAAAATGTGGAAGCTCTAAGATGGCAGCAAATCTATCGTCAGAAGAAGAAGAGACAGCAAGAATAAGAAAAAATCGTTTAGATCCCAACCAACCAGAAAAGTTTGGTGGAGCAAAACCAACTAACGTAAGAACTGAAGAAATGGACCTACAAGAAGTAAAAGATAAACCAGGTAAGGGCAGTGGCAAAAAAGATGCTTGCTACAATAAAGTGAAATCACGTTATGACGTTTGGCCAAGTGCATATGCTTCTGGAGCACTTGTTAAGTGTCGTAAGGTAGGTGCTGCTAACTGGGGAACTAAGACTGAGGAAATGCATATGCACGAAGAAGAAAGATATTGCCCATTATGTGCTAAAAGAGAAACAAGATCGGAATGCTCTTATGGTGCCAAAGCTTGGGATAAAGTCTCAGTAAAAGATGAGGAATATTCAATGGCTCGTTCCGAGTTAAATACGATTGTTGATGCTGTTAGAAGACTCAAAACAAAAGTTTCCAATGGCGAAGGAAATTTGGAAGCATGGGTACAGTCAAAAATTACCAAGGCAGCAGATTATATTGATACAGCAGCAGATTATGTTAATGGTGGAGAAATGGAAGAAATGAAATGTTGGTCTGGATATGAAAAGAAAGGAACTCAAAAATTGTTTGGTAAAAAGTATAATCGTTGTGTTAAAAAAGAAGATGTAACTATTGAAGATGCCGATGGAAATACTTTCGCTGAAGTTATTGATCTGATTAAACCAGAACCAATCAAAGGGTTTAAATCCCAAGTTGATGAAGCAACTAGAATTCAAGCAAAAACTGGAAATTTAATGATGGTTATTGCGATGTGGAGAGGAAAAAGTTATTCTCTTAAAATGTTTTTTCCTCAAGCCAAACTTCCAAATAAAAAGGAAGTTGAGGAGCAGATTCAAAAAGTTTATCCAGGAGCAAAAGTCATTTACTCTAAAGTATCTGAGAGAGAACCTGGAGAACCTTTTCTTCAAGTGGAGGATTGGCAATCAGTAAACCGCAAGGATAAGACTGATGGTTTAAGCCAAAAAGCAGTAGATGCCTATCGTAGTGAGAATCCAGGTTCAAAACTTCAAACAGCAGTAACTGAGAAAAAACCAACAGGTAAAAGAGCAGCACGTCGCAAATCTTTCTGCAGTAGAATGAGTGGAATGAAGAAGAGACTGACTTCTGCAGAAACTGCAAGAGATCCAGATTCAAGAATCAACAAAGCCCTTCGTCGCTGGAACTGTAATTAAAATTAAGAGGATTATATTATGTCAAATGGAAATGATATTTACCTTGGTAATCCACTCTTAAAGAAAGCAAATACTCCAATAGAGTTTACTCAGGAGCAAATTGAAGAGTTTATTAAATGTAAAGATGATCCGGTATATTTTGCTAAAAATTATGTAAAAATTGTCACCCTTGACTATGGATTACAACCGTTCAAGATGTATCCATTTCAAGAAAAACTTGTAAATAGATTTCACCAAAATAGATTTAATATTTGCAAGATGCCCCGCCAGACGGGAAAATCTACCACTGTAGTATCTTTTCTTTTACATTATGCAGTTTTTAATGATAATGTAAATATTGGTATTCTTGCAAACAAAGCAGCAACTGCTAGAGAACTATTAGACAGACTTCAAACTGCTTATGAAAACTTACCAAAGTGGATGCAGCAGGGTATCATTTCTTGGAACAAAGGTTCCTTGGAATTGGAAAACGGAAGTAAAATCCTCGCTGCTTCTACTTCTGCTTCTGCGGTTCGTGGTATGTCATTCAATATTATCTTTTTGGACGAATTTGCGTTTGTCCCCAATCATATTGCGGATGACTTCTTTAGTTCAGTATATCCAACAATTTCTTCAGGTAAATCTACAAAAGTAATTATTGTTTCTACCCCAAAGGGTATGAATCATTTTTACCGAATGTGGCATGATGCCGAGAAAGGTAAAAATGAATATATCTTTACCGATGTTCATTGGAGTGAAGTTCCTGGAAGAGATGAGGCATGGAAAGCTCAAACAATTGCCAATACATCAGAGCAACAATTTAAGGTTGAGTTTGAATGCGAATTCCTAGGATCTGTAGATACACTTATTGCTCCAAGCAAACTTAGAAATCTAGTATACGATCATCCATTAAAAAGAAATGCCGGACTAGACGTGTATGAAGATGTTCAAGATGAACATGATTATGTGATTACTGTTGATGTTGCTAGAGGAGTAAGTGAAGATTATTCTGCTTTTGTTGTAGTTGATATAACTAACTTTCCACATAAAGTGGTGGCAAAGTACAGGAATAATGAAATTAAACCAATGCTATTTCCTAATATCATATATGAAGTAGCAAAAAATTATAATGGTGCTTATATTTTATGTGAGGTTAATGATATAGGTGATCAGGTAGCATCACTTCTTCATTATGACTTGGAATATCAGAATGTTTTAATGTGTTCTATGAGAGGTAGAGCTGGACAAATAGTTGGACAAGGATTTTCTGGAAAGAAGACTCAGTTGGGAGTTAAAATGTCCAAGACGGTAAAAAAAGTTGGATCTCTAAATTTAAAAACTATTATTGAAGAAGATAAATTAATATTTAAAGATTATGAGATTATATCTGAATTGACAACTTTTGTCCAAAAGCATAATTCTTTTGAGGCAGAAGAGGGTTGTAATGACGACCTAGCAATGTGCTTAGTAATATATGCTTGGTTAGTTGCTCAAGACTATTTTAAAGAATTAACAGATCAAGACGTAAGAAAGAGAATATACGATGAGCAGAAAAATCAGATTGAACAGGACATGGCACCATTTGGATTTATCGTAGATGGTATGAATGATGAAGAAACCTTTGTAGATTCTAGTGGAGATAGATGGTTTACTGATGAGTATGGTGACATGGCATATATGTGGGAGTACAGGTAATGGAAATAGACAAGCAGATAAACTTAGGTCATTTGTTGCTTGTTGATAGAAGGTGTAGAGTTTGTGGAGAAACTAAAAATCTAATAGACAGTTTTTATAGAACACGTAAAGATAGAGGAGCTGTTTCTTCTTCTTATTCATATGAGTGTAAAGATTGCACAATTAAAAGAGTTGTCACCAGTAGAATGGTTAGTAGAGTTCTTGATAAGTGGGAATATCCTGACTGGTAATTAATTCACGTCCCATTTCCCCTGCGAAAAGTAAGTTTTTAATAAATATTTTGTAGATAAACTGAGACTTTACGGAGAAAAAAATGGCGACTCCTCAATTATCTCCAGGCGTACTCGTCAGGGAAGTTGATCTAACTGTAGGAAGAGCTGATAATGTTTTAGATAATATTGGTGCCATTGCTGGACCTTTCCCAATTGGACCTGTTGATTACCCAATTGACATCACAACAGAACAAGACCTTATTAACGTATTCGGAAAACCACTCTCAACAGATTCCCAATACGAATACTGGATGAGTGCTTCATCTTTTCTCTCATATGGTGGAGTTCTAAAGGTTGTACGAACTGGTGGAACAACTCTCAATAACTCAAATGCTGGCGTTGGTGCAGCGTATACAACGTCATTAGACATTGATAACTATGATGATTATATCAATAATCACGCAGAAGCAAACGATTTTAATTGGGCAGCAAAGAACCCTGGTTCTTGGGCAAACTCATTAAAGGTTTGTGTAATTGATGACCTAGCAGACCAAATTATCGGTATCACTACCACAAACTTAGGCAATGCTGGTGCTGTTATTGGTTATGGTATTACTGCAGCAGTATCTGGAACTCTTGCCGGTTCTGGAAGCACTTCAACATTTACTGGACACCTAAAAGGAATTATCACGGGTGTTAGCACAGATGCGACAAATTCAAATAGCAAAATTACAGTAAAAATCGTTTCTAGAGTTTCCTCTGCTGGAACAGAAACAAAAATTGACTATGCAGAAGGTGGAGCATTCAACTCTTTTGATACTTCAGATTCAGTTTATTTTGTAAATAGTTCTGGTATCAATACTGGTGTTTCTGCCACTGCCCCATATACACCAGCAACTGTAACTGACTGGTATGATCAACAGACTCTCGGATTAACAAATAGCACAGTTTATTGGAAGTCTATTGCTCCAAAACCAACATCAAATGCATATTCTTTAGAAAGAAGTGGTAAAGGTGATGGAATTCATGTTGTTGTTGTTGATGACTTAGGATCTGTAACAGGAATTCAAGGCAATATCCTGGAGAAGCATGTAGGACTTTCAAAAGCACTTGATTCAATTTCCTCTGTCAATTCTCCACAGAGAATTTGGTACGAGCAGTACATTGCTGATTTTTCAACTCAAGTATATGCTGGGGGAAATCCATCATCTGCTGCAGATGCTTATTGGGGAACCGCTCCAAGAGCTACTGGATTCACTACCTATAGTGGAGTCGCTGCTGCTTCCTTTACTCCAATCACAACTGGAGATGGTCTGTGGGGACAAAACGCACAGGATGTAACTTTCTCGGCAATTGGAAATGTAACCTACACTTTAGGGGGTGGAGTTGACTACTCTGCTGCTGGTGGAATGAAAGCAACTCTAGGTAATCTAATCACTTCTTATGGACTCTTCTCAAATCAAGATGAAGTGGAAGTTGATTACCTAATCATGGGTCCTGGATTAACAGATAGGGCAGACTCTCAAGCAAAAGCAAACTATCTAATCTCTCTTGCAAATGAAAGAAAAGATTGTGTTGCTACAGTTGGTCCTCACAGAGGAGACCTAATCGGAATAACAAACACTACGACTCAAACAAATAATCTAGTTAACTACTTCAGTTCACTATCATCTTCATCATATGCTGTTTTTGATAGTGGATACAAGTACACCTATGATAGATTTAACAACAAGTTCCGTTACATTCCATGTAATGCGGATGTTGCTGGTCTAATGACTCGCACCAACATTGTTGCCTATCCATGGTTCTCTCCTGCTGGTCAACAGCGTGGCATCATAAACAATGCTGTTAAGTTGGCATACAACCCAAGCAAGGCACAGAGAGATAAGTTATATCCTCAGAGAATAAACGCTATTGTTACTCAACCTGGAATCGGTACTCTCCTATTTGGCGATAAGACTGCTCTAGGATACTCTTCAGCGTTTGATAGAATCAATGTTCGCCGCTTGTTCCTCACAATTGAACAAGCACTTCAGAGAGCAGCACAAGCACAACTCTTTGAACTGAATGATGAGCTAACAAGAGCAAACTTTAGAAATATTGTTGAACCATATCTCCGCGATGTTCAAGCAAAGAGAGGACTTTATGGATTCTTAGTTGTTTGTGATAGTTCAAACAATACTCCTGATGTTATTGATAATAATGAATTCAGAGCAGACATCTTCCTGAAGCCTGCTAAGTCTATTAACTATGTAACTCTGACCTTTGTTGCTACCAGAACTGGTGTAAGTTTTGAAGAAGTAGCTGGTACAGTTTAACTTTATAATCTAAATAACAAAAGGAGGACTTAACAATGGCAACAACAAAAGAAAACAAAACTATCTCTCAGTTTAAATCATCACTCGTTGGGGGCGGTGCTCGCCCCAATCTATTTGTGGTCGAGATGACATTGAGTGAACTTGGATTTGACCTTCCAACATTTGACGCTGACAAATTCCAGTTTATGTGTAAAGCAGCACAGCTTCCAGCACAAAACATTGGATCCATTGATGTTCCTTTCCGTGGAAGAACATTCAAGGTAGCTGGTGATAGAACTATTGACGCATGGACAGTAACTGTCATCAATGATGAAGACTTCGTATTGAGAAGAGCATTTGAAGAGTGGTCAAATCAAATTGCGAGTCTTGAACTCAATCTTGGAGCAACTGATCCTTCAGCATACATGGCTACTGCCAGAGTATTCCAGCTGGGTAGAGGATCAACAGCAAGCAGCCAAGATAACAGTGGAAACGCTAACTCCGTTCTTGCTGAGTATGAATTTGTTGATATTTTCCCAACAAATGTTTCAGCAATTGATCTTTCCTATGATTCTTCAGACACAATTGAAGAATTTACCGTAGAATTCCAAGTTCAATCATTTAACATAGTTGCGGCTGGCGGTTCTAACGGCTAATAAATAGTCTAAAGATTAATTCTAAACTAATAAATTATGGCAAAGTTATTTGGATTTTCTATAGAAGATAATGAGCCACTATCTCCTGGAGTAGTCTCCCCTGTTCCTCAAAACAACGAGGACGGGGTTGACCACTACATGAGTAGTGGTTTTTTTGGTTCCTATGTAGATATTGAGGGTGTTTATAGAACTGAATATGAATTAATCAAAAGATATAGAGAAATGGCACTTCATCCAGAAGTTGATAGTGCTATTGAAGACATTGTAAATGAAGCAATTGTATCAGATACAAATGATACTCCCGTCCAAATAGATTTAGATAATTTAAATGCTAGCGATGGGATTAAAAAGAAAATCAGACAAGAATTCAAATTCGTTCTAGATTTACTGGATTTTGATAAAAAGTCTCACGAAATTTATAGAAATTGGTATGTTGATGGTAGACTTTACTATCATAAAGTAATTGATTTAAAAAATCCCCAAGACGGAATTCAAGAGTTGCGTTATATTGACGCAATGAAGATGCGTTATGTTAGACAGAATAAAAAGAAGCCAGAAGATAGATTTAATATTTCAAAAATCCAAAGTGATAATCCAATGGATTATAGCTTTCCTGATATTGAAGAATATTTTATCTATAATCCGAAAGGATCTCAACCAACAGGAAACATAAACGCTACTGGTGCGAGTCAAGGAATTAAAATGTCCAAAGACTCTATTACATATTGTACATCAGGATTAGTAGATAGAAATAAGGGAAATACTCTTTCATATCTTCACAAAGCAATCAAGTCTCTTAATCAGCTCCGCATGATTGAAGATTCACTGGTTATCTATAGATTATCTCGTGCTCCTGAGCGTAGAATTTTCTATATTGATGTTGGCAATCTACCCAAGGTCAAAGCAGAGCAATATCTCCGTGATGTTATGATGCGTTATCGTAATAAGTTAGTGTATGACGCTAACACTGGCGAAATTCGTGATGATAAAAAGTATATGGCAATGCTTGAAGATTTCTGGCTCCCTCGTCGTGAAGGTGGTAGAGGAACCGAAATCACCACACTTCCTGGTGGTCAAAATCTTGGAGAGATCACTGATATTGAATATTTTAAGAAAAAACTATATCGTTCACTGAATGTTCCTCCATCAAGAATGGATGGTGAAGGTGGATTTAACTTAGGTCGTTCTTCTGAGATTTTAAGAGACGAACTTAAGTTTACAAAATTTGTTGGACGTTTGAGAAAGAGATTCTCAAATATGTTTAATGATATGTTGAGAACTCAGTTAATTCTCAAAAACATTATTACCCCAGAAGATTGGGAAATAATGAGCGAGCATATTCAATATGATTTCCTTTATGATAATCATTTCTCAGAATTAAAAGATGCTGAGTTAATGACTGAGAGACTTAATATGGTTCAAGTTGCCGAACCATATGTTGGAAAATATTTCTCTCAAGATTATGTAAGAAGAAAGATTCTTCGCCAAACCGATGTTGAAATTCTTGAGCAAGATGCTCTAATAGAAAAAGAAATTAAAGATGGTCTTATTCCAGATCCAAATGCTCCGGTAGATCCAGCAACAGGTATGCCATTAGACCAATCATCTCAAATGGATTTGGGTCAACCAGTAATGGAACCAGATTTGGAATCACAGGGAGCAGCAACCGAAGCCCCAGGAATAAAAGCACCACAAATGCCCAAGGGTGGTGAGATATAAATAAAGAAAATTACTTAGGTATTTAAAATGGATGACCTTTTGGATATGATTATCGCTGATGAACCACCATCGCAGATCAGTGATAAGATTAAAGATATACTATTTTCTAAATCAGCAGAAAAAATTGATGCTTTCCGTCCAGCAGTAGCGGCAAGTATGTTTGGACAAGATGAAGAAGGTGAGGAAGATTACGAAGAGGAAGAATGAAATCCTATAAGCAATTTATTTCAGAATCAATCAATATTGCTGGAGATTTTACAGGAAATCTTTATGTAAATTCTCAACCAGAACAACAACAAGTTGGTGAAGAGTATGTTGCCGATGTAATGTGGAATGGAAGCTTATATCGTTTAGAAATGGTTACTAAAAACGGAATTCCTTCCACAAGAGAACTTGGTGAACAATTACAATCCAATTATCCCGGAGCAGTTGTTCATCAAATCTATCCTGTTTTAGAAAAAAATTTAAACATCAAAAACGCACAAAGATATCACCCGTCAAAATTGGAATGGATTGATTAATGGCTCAGTGGAATATAACTACACAAGATTATTTAAATCAGGAAAGATCTCTTTTTGAAGTTGTAGGCGTTGCATCAAGTGATGGGCAAATAATTAGTCCACAAAATCCATTTCCAGTCACCGGAACTGTTGGAATATCATCAGAGACTGTTGTAACTATTAATCCAGATACAAATGCTGTTGATGCATTTGGTAGAGCAAGAGTTTCTGAATTATTTACTCTTGGTGACTATAAGCACCTTTATGCCATTGACCCAAACTTTTTGGATAGTGTTTCTGGTGCAGGATCAACAGTAATATTTATACAAAATCAGGCAGCAGCAAGACTTCAAACTGGTATTGGATCTACTGCATTTAGTATTCACCAAACAAAGTTTTATCATCATTATCAACCAGGAAAAGGACAGTTAATTTTTAGTTCTTTTAATTTTTATGCACCTCAACAAAATGCAACTAAAAGAACTGGATATTTTGATGATAGAGACGGAATTTATTTTGAACAAGTTGGACTTAGCACTTCAAATGGAGTAAATCCTGATATTGGAACTCTCAACTGGGTAATTAGGTCTTTTGTAAGTGGAATTGCATCAGAAACCAGAATTCCACAGTCACAATGGAACAGAGATAAGTGTGATGGCACAGGAACATCTGGATTTGATTTGGATGTTACAAAAACTCAAGTTGCATTTATAGATTTCCAGTGGTTAGGTGTTGGTAGAGTTCGTTGTGGGTTTGCTCACGATGGGCAACTCATCACAGCACACGAATTTTACCACTCTAACAATTTAGCAACTGTTTATATTGCCAATCCAAATTTACCAGTTCGTTGTGAAATCAGAAATACTGCCGTAGGTGTTGGGGCATCATTTGACCAAATTTGTTCTTCTGTAATGTCAGAAGGTGGATATGTAGAAAGTGGTATTGACTTTGCTTATACAATGACTACTACAAGAACCACACCAACACCAGCAGGAACAGAACTTCCTTTGGTTGCTATTCGTCTCAAAAATACTTTCCGGGGATATCCAAACAGAATATCAGTCAAATTAAATAATCTTTCATTATTTTGTGAGTCCAATAGTATTGTTTATAAAGTTGTAAAACTTCCAAGTTCTGCTTATTTGAGTAACGCTGGAACTTTAACTTGGACTTCTGCTTCTAATAATAGTGGAGTTGAAGTTTGTGTGGATGCTACAACTTATAGTGATGGTGACGAGTTTGCATCAGGATATGTTCCTTCTGGTGCGTCTCAAAACTCACTCTCACCAGTTGCTTCTGGAACATTAAGTGCTGCAAAGAAAAATATTATTGTTCAAAATATAGATTCAACAAACTCTGAGATTTATGTTCTTGTTGTAAGAACCATTACTACTACTGGTAATGCCACTGCTGGTGTTGCTGCAGCACTACAATGGAGGGAGATTTATTAAATTAATAAATAACTAAAAGTGTACTATCAAAAATAATGGCTCATAAACCAGTTGGGGCAGGTTCGTCCTTTAATTTTAGTTCAGGCGCTGCTACTACATCATCATCTTTTTCTGTTCAATCAAGTGTATTGAGAATTGTTGCCGTAGGTGCTGCTGCTCATGTCAAAGTTGATGGTGATCCAGTTGCTTCTACTTCAGATTATTATATTCCTTCTGGAGGATCAGCAACTCTGGCTCTTACCAAAGCATCCAACAGAGTTGTGGGTGTAACAACAGGAACAACTACAATTGTAAGTGTTCCCGAAGGTACTCAAGTTCCTTTTGGTGTTGGCGACTTTGTTACTTTGAGTGGTTCAACATACCACGACTTTTCACATAAAGAAGTTTTGTCAGTGGATACTTCATCTTCATATGATGGTTATTTTCAGACAAGATTAACCGTTGATAATGATTCAAGTGGAATAGTTACCACATTTTCTGAAAGAGACTCATCAATATCAATTTCAAATAAAGTTTCTGCCAAAGGAGTTGGATCAGGAACACTCTATTACCAACAAGTTCAAATCTCAGGAGACGCATGATGAAACTTATTAGAGAAGAAATCGAAAAGGTTGAAGTCATCACTGAAAGTGTTGGTGGCAAAAAAAATCTTTTCATTAAAGGTATTTTTCTACAATCAGAGTGCGTCAATCGCAACGGTAGAAAGTATCCCTTTTCAATTATGGAGAGGGAAGTAAAACGTTATAGTGAAAATTATGTTCAGAAAGGACGTGCTCTTGGTGAACTTGGACACCCAGATGGTCCAACTGTAAATCTTGATAGAGTTTCTCATAAGATTACAGAACTTTATCAAGATGGTAATAATTTTATTGGAAAGGCACAAATCCTTTCCACTCCTATGGGAAAGATTGCAGAGTCACTTCTAAAAGATGGAGTAACTCTTGGCGTTTCTTCTCGTGGTATTGGTTCTTTAAGAGAAACAAGAGAAGGTCATAAGGAAGTTGGTGAAGATTTTATGCTAGCAACTGCTGCCGATATCGTCGCTGATCCTTCCGCTCCTGATGCTTTTGTTCAAGGAATTATGGAAGGTAAGGAGTGGATTTGGGATGGTGGCATCCTTCGTGAAAAGTATGCTGAGCAAACTAAGAAGAGAATTGATTCTCTGGTTGATCAGCATATTCTAGAAGAATATAAACTAAGTTTATTCAATGAGTTCCTCAATTCATTGTAATTAATTAATTTATAAATAAATATAGATTTACTACAGGAAAATCGGAGAGTTCAAATGTCTCGTGGCAAACAATTACAAGAAATGGAAGTAGGCACTAAACCATCCAAAACCGCTGTTAACTCAGGTGCAGCAGCTGCAGAAGGAATGCCAAAACTATCAGGTAATATTCCCCCAGGTCAAACTGGTTCTTGGGAAGATCTTGGTGGACCTACTCCAGAAAATTATAAGTCTGATGATGATTCAGCTAAACTAAAAACCCCAGGAGCAACTCTTAAGCAAGTTAAGGACGTTGTAAATAAAGGCGCTAAACCAGCAGAAGCTGCGAAAGCAATGAGAGAAGAAGAGTTAGAACTAGATGATGAGGAAGTAATTGCTGAGTCTGAAGAGGAAGAACTCGAAGATGAAGGTTTAGAGGAAGGTGAAGAAGAAGGTGATGAAGAGGAAGCTGATGAAGAAGAGGTAGTAGAAGAAGAGTATGATATTGAAGAAGATGTTAATGCTCTGATTGAAGGTGAAGAACTTTCAGAAGAGTTTAGAGAAAAGGCAAAGACAATTTTTGAAGCAGCAATTACTTCAAGAGTTGTACAAATCAAAGAGCAACTAGAAGCACATTATGAAGAGCGTCTAGTTGAAGAAGTAGAAGAAATCAAAGAAGCTCTTTCTGAGCGTGTTGATTCCTACTTAGAGTATGTTTCTGATGAGTGGTTCACTGAGAACTCACTCTCAATTGAAGGTGGTCTGAAGGAAGAGTTAACCGAATCCTTCATGACCGGTCTGAAAGGACTTTTTGAAGAACATTATGTATCAATCCCTGAAGATAAATACAATGTGCTTGAGAGCATGGTAGAAAAACTTGATGAAATGGAGACAAAACTCAACGAGCAAATTGAGAAGAATGTTTCCCTAAACAAGCGTCTCGCAGAGTCGGTTGCTAACGGAATCTTTGATGAGATTTCTGAGGGCCTTGCTGCTACTCAGAAAGATAAGCTCGCTTCACTTGCCGAAAGTGTTGAGTTTGAAAGTGAAGAAGAATATCGTGAAAAACTGGAGACCCTGAAGGAAGCATATTTTCCTTCAAAAGTAGCATCTCCTTCTGCTAAAACTGAGTCCCTCTCTGAGGGAGTAGATAGTTCATCTGCAGATATCAGCGGATCTATGTCCGCATATCTGAGAACTCTCTCATCATTTAGCAAATAATTGAATTTAATATAATTCAAACAAAACATCCACACAACAAAGGTAAACGCAAATGTTCCATTCAGAGCATCTGCAGGAAAAGTGGGCACCTCTCCTCAACTATGAGGGTCTTGATACAATCAAAGATTCGCACAGAAGAGCGGTAACCGCAGTCCTGCTGGAAAACCAAGAAAAATTCTTAAGAGAGCAAAATGCTTTCGCAACTTCAGGTTCATTCCTGACAGAAGCAGCTCCTAACGTTAATACTCAATCTGGCGCAAACGCTGGTTTCAGTGCTAATGCTACCGATGCTGGTCCTGTTGCAGGTTTTGATCCAGTTCTGATTTCTCTAATCAGACGTTCAATGCCTAACCTGGTCGCTTATGACCTCGCTGGCGTTCAACCAATGAGCGGTCCTACTGGACTCATCTTCGCAATGCGCTCCCGCTATGCTAGCCAGTCTGGTGGCGAAGCACTGTTCAACGAAGCAGATACCGCATGGTCTGGTCAGAACAATTCTCGCAACCTCACTAGCGGATTCAGTGATGCTAATGCTGGTCTCGGTACTACCGCACAATCTGGCGTTAACCCATCAGTTCTGAACCCAGTTGGTAGTGCAAACTCCCTCGGCTATAATGTTGGTCAGGGTATGCGTACTGATGCTGCTGAAGCTCTTGGCGACGGCACCAGCAACGAGTTCAACGAGATGGCATTCTCAATCGAGAAAGTCACCGTTACTGCAAAGTCACGCGCACTGAAGGCTGAGTACTCACTTGAGCTTGCTCAGGACCTTAAGGCAATTCACGGTCTGAATGCAGAAGCTGAGTTGGCAAACATTCTGTCAACTGAAATTCTTGCTGAAATCAACCGCGAAGTCATCAGAACCATCTACAAGGTTGCTGAGCAGGGTGCTGTTCAGAACGTTGCTACTGCTGGTACTTTTGACCTTGACGTTGACTCCAACGGTCGTTGGTCAGTTGAGAAGTTCAAGGGTCTTCTGTTCCAAATCGAGCGCGATGCTAACGCAATTGCACAGCGCACTCGTAGAGGAAAGGGCAACATCATCATGTGCTCTGCTGACGTTGCTTCAGCACTGACCATGGCTGGTGTTCTCGATTACACCCCAGCACTCAACGCTAACCTGAATGTTGATGATACCGGCAACACCTTTGCTGGTACTCTCATGGGCAAATTCCGCGTATACATTGACCCATATGCTGCTAACCTGACTGCTGCTAATGGCACTCCAGGCAACCAGTACTATGTTGTCGGTTATAAGGGTTCTTCACCTTATGACGCTGGACTCTTCTATTGCCCATATGTTCCCCTCCAAATGGTTCGTGCCGTTGGTGAGAACACCTTCCAGCCAAAGATTGGCTTTAAGACCCGCTACGGCATGGTCGCTAACCCATTCGCGGAAGGAACCAACCAGGGTCTTGGTGGTCTCAACGTTAACGCAAACCGTTACTACAGACGTGTTGCTGTTAAGAACCTCATGTGATTTAAACTCACAAGAGTTATCTGGAGGGTCCTTCGGGACCCTCTTTTTTTATCTAAATAGTTAGAAAAAATGGCAGGAAGACCATCTCAGATTGAAAATAGAAATTTTCTTTCACCAACTGGATTTAAATTTGTATTAAAAAGAAGTCCTAAGGTAGCTTTCTTTTGTAATCAAGCAAATATTCCAGATATAAATTTAGGTATCGCAACCCAACCATCTTATTTGAAAGATATATCCATACCGGGAGATAAACTTCAGTTTGGAGATTTAAACTTAAGATTCTTAGTAGATGAAAATCTAGAGAATTATATGGAAATTCAAAACTGGATGAGGGGACTTGGATATCCTGAAGAAGTAAAAGAATTTAGAGACCTTGCCAATGAAGGAATTGTTCAAGGAAATTATTCTAGAGATAGACAAAACATTTATTCTGATGCAACGTTACAAGTTTTAAGTAGCAATTTGGTTGCAAAGTTTCAAGTTTTTTTCAAAGACGTTTTTCCATATTCACTATCAACAATAACATTTGATGCGACTAATACTGACATAGAATACTTTACAGCAGATGTCAGTTTCAAGTATACTATATACAACCTAACAGACTTGAGCGGAAATCCTTTATGATCATTGATCTTGATAAGATTCAAGAAATGTGGGAAAAAGATTCTAAGATAGATATGGACAATTTACATACAGAATCTACAAATATCCCAGTTCTTCATGCAAAATATTTTGAACTTTATAATACCATCTTTCTTCTTAGAAAAAAAGCAGAGCAACAAAAAAGAAATATCCGACACGAAAGATATGAATACTACTCTGGAAAGTCAGACCCAGAAGTTTATATAGATAATCCTTTTCCTAAAAAAATTAGAGATAAGGATACAATGCAGAAGTATCTTGATGCAGACGAAAAACTTTCTACAGTATGCCTCAAGATTGATTACTACGATACAATGCTAGTTTATATTGAAAGCATCCTCAAGATGGTTCAGAACAGAACATATCAAATTAAAAATGCTATTGAGTTTATGAGATTTAACTCTGGACTGGGGTAAATAAATATCTGTAGATGAATGGATCCTCGTGATTGATACTACAGCAAATCTTGTAATTTCCAAATCTAACGAAGTATTTTTAAAGATTAATACAGAACCTCATATTGAATACGAACTAAGAGATCATTTCAAGTTTGAGGTTCCAAATGCAAAGTTTATGCCACAGTACCGTGGAAGGAATTGGAACGGGGAAATTCATCTATATGATATGAGATCAAAGCAAATCTATGTTGGTTTGCTTGATAAGATTGTATCCTTCTGTAATCAATATGGATACACTTATAAATTTGAAGACAATAAGTTCTATGGCACTCCATATGAGGAAAACGCGGAGATTTCATATGAGGGTGTTAAGGATTATATGTATTCCATTTGTGCCCATACTCCCAGGAAGTATCAAATTGAGGGAGTATATGGTGCCCTAAAGCATAATAGAAAACTATTGATAAGCCCCACTGCGAGCGGCAAATCGTTGATGATTTATTCTCTCGTAAGATATTATGTGGATAAAGGCGAAAAAATTCTTTTAGTTGTTCCGACGACATCTCTTGTAGAGCAGATGTACAAGGATTTCCTTGATTATGGTTGGGATGCTGACTCATACTGCCACCGTATCTATTCTGGTAGGGAAAAAACTAATGAATATCCTGTAACAATTACGACTTGGCAATCAGTATATAAACTGGAGCGTTCATTCTTTGAGGATTATGGATGTATTATAGGTGATGAAGCTCATTTATTCAAGAGCAAATCTTTAATTGAGATTATGACTAAACTTCATCATGCCAAGTATCGTTTTGGTTTTACTGGCACTTTGGATGGAACACAAACTCATAAATGGGTTCTTGAAGGATTATTTGGTCCATCATATAAAGTTACAAAAACTGATGAATTGATGAGACAGGGACATCTCTCTCAACTTGATATTCAATGTCTTATTTTAAAACACCCACCACAAAAGTTTGAAACTTATGAAGATGAGATACAGTATTTAATCTCTCACGAACAAAGAAATAATTTTATTAAAAATTTATCTTTAGATTTAAAAGGAAATACTCTTGTTCTTTTTGCTAGAGTAGAAGCACATGGAGCAATACTCTATGAAAAGATAAATACTAACAAGAGTGATGATCGTAAAGTATTTTTTGTTCATGGTGGAGTGGATGCTGAAGAGAGAGAATTGGTAAGAGAAATAACGGAGAGGGAGAACAACGCAATTATTGTTGCCTCTTATGGAACTTTTTCTACTGGTATCAATATTAAAAATCTCCATAATGTTATCTTCGCCTCACCAAGTAAGTCCAGAATTAGAAATCTTCAAAGTATTGGACGAGTTCTTAGAAAAGGAAAAGACAAAGTAAAAGCAACACTTTATGATATTGCTGATGATTGCACAACTAAGTCAAGAAGAAACTATACCTTAAATCATTTCATTGAAAGAATTAAAACTTATAATGAAGAGAATTTTAACTATGAAATAATCACAATTCAATTAAAGATATGATAGAAGAAGATTTTTATGCAACAGTAAAACTTAAAACAGGAGAAGAAATATTCTGTAAAGTAGCAGCATCTGAAGAAGAGGATAGAACTATGCTTATAGTTTCAAATCCAATTACAGTATCAGAAATAAAAAGTAGAACAGGTGTAGTTGGATATAAACTAGAACCATGGTTAAAAACAACTACTGAAGATATGTTCATTCTCAATATTGAAGATGTTTTAACTCTATCAGAATCTTCAGATATAGAAATGATAATAATGTATCAAAATTATATTCGCCAATCTACTAAAGATGGCAATCAATCCAAACTCAGTCGTAGAATGGGATATCTTGCCAATGTAAATGATGCTAAAGAGATTCTAGAGAAGCTCTATAAAAATAGCTAAAGATAATCTTTTCAACCTCCACAAAGGTAATTGTACAGGGTTTTGAGTACCTTGTCAACTATTTGTATAAGTGGTATAATCTATACATAATAATGATAAAAACTTATGATTACCACAGCAGTTATGACCAAGAGAAAGAGGTCAGAGCATTACGTTAATAACAAAGAGTTTCTTGCTGCTCTAATTAAGTATCGTGAAGATGTTGAAATATCATTTATCCGTAAAAATGGTAGAGAACCAACAAAAGAAGATAGATCCCAAAGATGGGATACAAAACCACCCATTCCTCGCTACATTGGTGAGTGTTTCCTAAAAATTGCTAATCACCTGTCATTCAAACCAAACTTCGTGAACTACATGTTCAAGGAAGATATGATTTCTGATGGCATTGAAAACTGTGTTCAATACATTCATAACTTCAACCCAGAGAAGTCACAAAACCCATTTGCATACTTCACTCAAATCATTCACTACGCTTTCCTTCGTCGTATCCAAAGAGAAAAGCGTCAGTTAGAAATCAAGAACAAAATCCTTGAGCGTTCAGGATTTTCTGAAGTATTTGACGACAACAGTATTGACGGAAGCAACTACAGCGACTATAATAGCATTAAGGACGCTGTACACTCCAAACTTCGTTATTGAATGAAAGTCGCAATTATTACAGACCAACACTTTGGAGCAAGAAAGAATTCCAAACTCTTTCATGATTATTTTTTAAAATTCTACAATGATGTATTTTTCCCGACGCTGGAACAGTATGGGATTACTACCGTTGTAGATATGGGAGATACTTTTGATAGTCGTAAAGGAATTGATTTCTCTGCTTTATCTTGGGCTAAAAGTAATTATTACGACAGACTCCAAGAAATGGGAGTAAAGGTTCATACGATTGTTGGCAATCATACAGCATACTATAAAAACACTAATCAAGTAAACGCGGTAGATTTGCTACTGCGTGAATATGATAATGTGACTGTATATTCAGAACCAACTGAAGTGATGTTGGATAAACTTCCAACACTTTTTATACCTTGGATTAATCAAGAAAATGAAGAAAGCACTCTTAAACTTATTGAAAAGACAACTTGCCCGTGTGCGATGGGGCACCTTGAGCTTTCAGGATTTAGAGTTAATAAACAAATCGTCATGGAGCACGGTTTGGAAAGCACATTATTTGAGAAGTTCAAAGTTGTCTTCTCGGGACACTATCACACTAGATCGAATAACGGAACAGTCTTCTACCTAGGAAATCCTTATGAGATGTTTTGGAATGATGTGAATGATACTAGGGGATTTCACATCTTTGATACTGAAACGGTAACTCACGAACCTATCAATAATCCGTATCGCCTGTTCTATAACATTTACTATGAGGATACAAACTATCAAACTTTTGATACTCGTGAGTATGAAAATAAGATTGTTAGGGTAATTGTTCGCAAGAAATCGGACATTAAGAAGTTTGAAAAGTTTGTTGATAAACTTTATTCCTCTAACATATCAGAACTCAAAATCGTTGAAAATTTTGTAATACAAGAATCAGAAAATTTTGAAGCATTTGAATCAGAAGATACTCTTTCAATCTTGAATAGATATATTGAGGAGGCAGAAGTAAGTCTCGATAAATCAGTCGTTCAAAAAATGATTCAAGAAATTTATCAAGAGGCATGTGAATTAGTATGATATGTTTATTCTAACAATCAGTGGTAGAGAATCTGAAGGAGCATATTCCGTAGTAGACGATGAAGGTGAACAAATTCTTTATTTGTTTGAGGAGGAAGATGATGCTGTGAGATATGCTATGATGTTAGAAGAAAATGGATGCCCTGAGATGCATGTAATAGAAATAGAAGATGATGTAATGATAAACACATGCGAAATACATGATTATAAGTATGCTATTATTACTCCAAATGACATTGTGATTCCTCCCGACTCTGAACATGATTTTATTTAAAACTATCAAATGGAAGAATTTTCTTTCTACTGGTAATCAATATACTGAAGTTGATTTCACAAAAAATAAAACAAATCTAATCATCGGAACAAATGGTGCAGGAAAGTCCACTGTTCTAGATGCTCTTACTTTTTCTTTATTTGGAAAACCATTTCGCAAAATCAATAAACCTCAACTTATCAACTCTGTAAATGAGAAAGATTGTAAAGTTGAAGTTGAGTTTTCTATTGGTAATGTTGAATGGAAAGTAGTTCGTGGAATCAAACCTGCTATTTTTGAAATCTGGAGAAATGATGCAGCATTAGATCAGTCTGCTGCTGCTTTGGATCAACAAAAATGGTTGGAGCAAAATGTTCTAAAAATGAACTATAAGTCTTTCACTCAGATCGTGATTCTGGGTAGTAGCACTTTTGTTCCTTTCATGCAACTTTCTGCTGCTCACCGCAGGGAAGTGATTGAAGATTTGATT